TTTGATCCCTTTGGTTCTCGTGTTAACTTTCTTCATAGGCGGTTCTTCCTTTCACTGAAATTAGGATTTTGCCGATCTTACAAAATCGGCCAGGTGAACCGCCACCTATTTAACTTTCAACTGTCAGCGGGACATCTTCCGTCTTATCGTGAACTCGTATTTATCAGTCTTAATTGTCATTGTGGATGTCACGAAATTCGGCGCATCTTGGAGCATTTCTGCGAATAGGATGGCAAGAAAGTTTTGGCACAGAACTGGTGGTTTCATCCCAATAGCCAAATCACCCATTTCATAATTTAGCATTGTTAGCACAGTCTCACGATCTATCTTATCCATGAGACTGGCTTCTAGCCTTTGGAGTTTTTCGCTCAGTTGTGGGACTGCACTTCCATCAGCTTGTCCTTTGGTATTGATCGACTCAACTCCATTCGTAAATATATCTGCGGGTCTCCAGATATGAGTACAGAAGTCGCACCGATGACTACGGTGCGCGGGATTATCCCAATTCTGCTCAGGTTTGACCTTATCAATATGCTGCTTTCCACAGTTGGGACAGAAGAGGAGCATATCAATTGGAAAGGACCTATTTATTAATTCGCTGATCTGCCTTAGACCTTCAAAGGCGGTTTGCTGTTGTGATGATCCATGGCCAAATCTTTCTGCAATCTGCTGGATCTTATGTAAGAGTAGATCACTTTCGGGTAGAGATAATTTATTATTAGACATTATAGGTTCCTTTAATCGCAGGCTTTCATCTTGTCTGCGATTTCACTTGAGATATATCTACGCCAATGGATGAACTTACCTTTATGCCAGAATCCCCACTGACGGACTGGTTTAAGGACAATTACCACAGTCCAGCAGGACCTTGATGGAACGGATAGGCGGTGAATATGGTCGGCTGGGAATGTTCGAATCCATGGAGCGCGAAAAAGACGTTGATGTGAATGTGGCTCTGAAGAACATGGGTCTGGGCAGGGAGTCTCTTCCCAATAGCAGCCCTTTAGACCAATCGAGATAAATCGTTTTGGATGATCATGAAGATCAAGGCTCCAATCATCGGCAACAAAATGATGGAGATAGATACCCCGTCCTCGGAATTTTAAGAGCGTCCATCTATAAAGATATGTTGGACATCTCTCGCCACCATTGATCTCTTCTGGAGGACCAAAGAGTTTATTAAATAAATTCATGTTAGCTCGCTTTCTTATTTCGTTTTTTCTTCTGCTGGCTTTCTTGTTCTTGCCACTTTGCGCGCGTAGCCTCCATCTTCTTTCGGAACTCTCTCATCTCTTTTATGAGCTGATCAAATCCCTGGCAAATTGGGTCTGGTTTCTCTTTCTGTTTCTTCATTTATGAAGCCTGATCAACATCGCACTCATGGTTTTGTGGCCCGACCAATTCCCAGAGATGATCCAGATCGAAATGTGGTCCAAAAATATTCCTGCCGCGATAGAGGAAGTGTTCTCGAACTCTATGTTCGATACTGGTTAAGACACATTTGAATGCGGTCTGAACGACCTGACCTAATTCGTTATCATATTCGATATGCCATTTGCGGGTGTATTGAGTTTCCAGTTTGCCGGTGACAACATCGCGTTCATTGTAGAACGCTCTGATAAATAGATTCTCATTATCCTCGATCGCTTCGAAAGCGTAATCTGAGTGATCATCGCCATAAGAGATCAGGCTTAGAATCTTCTGAAGATCTTCGAGGGTTAATAGGTTTGGCATTTAATGGCCGCCTCCTTTTGTGGTTTGTCCCATTGCCTGGCGCTTTAATCTCTCAGTCGGACACATCGGATTTCCACAGTGATGTTCCAGAATGTGAAAGGCGATTGCTGCGACGTCACCTGGTACAGCCGTGAAATTTTCCAGTAGGATCGAGCGGCACTCTTTTACTGGACCATCTTCATTAGCCGGTAAGAAGCCTGAGACCTGTATTTCCGCTAGACCTGCTGAGAAGTCTGAGACCTCGAAGACAGCATTGAATGGGATGTTATGCTGTTCACAGATTGAATAAATACAACTTACGAGATGCGAGATTTGAGAGTTATAAATCTCGCGTTTGTCTTTCAAATTGCCACCGTCCTTTCTTTATAAGGGTTATAGATTGTGGATTTTTGATTTAAACGACCTCTGTTGGATTCAGGGGTATCTGAGTACGGGAATTTCCGAGAACTAACAGTCACGGTCAGAATTGAAGGGAATACACCCTATTCCTGCGGTCGGTCAGACGGTCGGATTTGACCATTTCTGGTGAAAGCGACTTCAGTATTTATCGTGTTCCTGGCTCTTAATGCGACGAAGGAACATCCGATACGTTGTCTTGGAAAGTGAGCGCCTAAAGGCTTCGGTCGGCTTTCCGGATTCGTCTCGACCGTGAAGGGAATTGAAAGTTACCTGCTGGAGCGGCTTGCCACTCTCGAGTCTTGGGGGATCGAGAAAACCACGAGCCTTATCTGCTTTTGCCTGTAGTTCCTGCAATGGCGGTTTCTCGTTTGGTTCGACCATCCTGATTCGGTTATGCTGATTCATCCGATGATCTCCTATATTAGACCTCTCTGATTTCGATTCCATAGATTGCCTTCATGAGATTGCGTTTGATCACGTATTCAGGTGTGGGAAAGCCCTTGGCGTCCTCAACGATGAGCTTGCCATTTTCCATATAGACAAAATCTGCTTCGTATTCAGTTATAAGAACGCCATTGACTTCCAGTGGATAGATAACGTGATAGCGTAAGGAGCTGATCTCTCCTCGCTCCTCACGCTTCAGGTTTTCTTTATGTCGGTTAAATTCGTGCTTAGAATCGTATGTCCGGCCATTTTCCTTGACCTTCTTCGACCGATACTTTGATCGTTTTCCAGTCTTTTCATGGGTCTCAAGGTATGCGCGATATTCCTGGGCAGACATTCGATCCTGATTTGATGCCATGATCGTTCCTAGAACGGAATATTGTCACCTTTGACCATTGGTGAAAGATTGCGATTCTCGGCAATGGGTTTTATCCCACTTTGCCGATATGCCTCCACGCAGGCGAGAACTTTGTCTTGTTCTTCACCAGAAAGAGGCTTGAGGATTGCCAGGATCGCGGGTATTGCGTCGATCTCTGGGTTATTAGTTGACTTACGTGGCCCGCGTGTTCGCTTGGCAGGAATCATCTGTTCGATAGCCATAGTTTCCTTTCTTTAATTAGACATTACTCAGACCGAGACCTAATGCGCGGCGAAATGACTCTTGAAGAGCGATGCTCTTCCCAAGCTCATCGATAATCGTCTGAGCGGGATCATATGGCTGGATGGTTCCGGCAATACCTTCTGACCTATGACCAAAGCTGAGAATATTGACCATATGAAGGTTTAATTCGGCTCTGATTCGCTCAAGTCTGCTTGAGAGGCGAGAACGTTGATCGTTGAGTTGGTTCTGCCGATCGAGATTTTGTTGATAGGCAACATGGTCACTTAGCCGCATCTTGAGAGATGCCTTTCGAAGAGTGTCGTTAGTCAGGGATTTGTCCGAGGCTATTTCTGCTGATAGCAGTGAGTGGATGTCCTCGCGTTCTTCTTCGAGAGTCCTCAACTGGTTATTCACTTCGTGAATCGAGTTCAGTGTCTCTTCGATCTCGCCAGGAATATTCTCGACCGCGCGTATTTTGCTCGGAAATCCCGCCAGCGCACCAGGTTTTGGTTTGATTGGTTCGTGGTTATCTTCTTTCGAAGACGAAAATGGAATGACATGTCCGACGTTTCGGAATGCCTCATCTACGGTCTCGCTTATTTCGACTGGTAATTCTCGTGTTTCATCACTCATGATACTTTTCTCCTTTGCTCTTGTTCGAGCTTCTTTGCTTCTCGATATGCGATACGGGTTAATTCATCAGCTCGTTTGTTCTTCCATCGGGAAACCCAGATAAGACGAGCTGCTATAAGTTGTTTGAATAGGTTGACGGCTTCGCGGTGAAGGTTCACGACCCTGAGTGCCTGAACGTTATAATTCTTATTGATAGAGTCGACCACGAAGCGGGAGTCAGATCGGATTTCGATCAGCCCGGAGTAATTATCTTTTGCCCAGCGCATCGCATTTATGACTGCGGTAAATTCACCAACTACACTGGACATCATTGGGCCACGGCCAAGAGAGCCATATCCAATCTTGATCTCTTTTCCATTGAGAGAAGCGGACCAGCCCCAGGTGGTTAGACCACCTGGGTTCCGGTCGCAAGCTCCATCGCAATGGATGATCAGGCGATTAATTTCCGACATAATCATCTGGCGAGTCCCACGTGTCTTTATGGTCGATATGGGATTCGGTGTAATTAAGAGTTGAGAGAGCGTCTCTAGCGTTTTGGCGTTTTTGAAGGACTGCCTCATGCTCAGATAAGGTTGCTTTTAACTCGGCAATCTTCTTTTTCTGAGCCTCGGTGAATGGTTCTTCCTGTTGCTCAAATTGAGCGAGTTGCGTTCGAGCCTGTGCCAGTGTGTATTCTGACGCGACTGGTTTTGCGTAAAGATCAGTGAAGATGTTTTCTAGTGTTTGGAGAACGGCGCCGGCATTGTCGCCAGGAGCGATTTCAACACTACATTCTAGCTGACGATTTTCGTAATTTCCGAGATTCCATACACGCTTAAGTGAAATGTGGGTAACTCGTGTCTGTGCAGGAATTAGTGGAGTTGCTACCTCTGCAATTTGTGCGGACATAGGTTAGTTACGTTTCCTTTCTTTTAATTTATGCTGCTATTTTGAGTTGATGCTGGATCAGCTCTTTAATGTGAATTGGTACCTGCCAGAAGGTTTGGTATCCCCGACAGGGAATTGGCGATTCGAGTTTGCGTGGATTAGCCAGAACAAAGCCGTATGTTCCGACAAACCAGCGTGATGAGTGTGAAGTCATGCAGTCGACAATATCGACCAGACCTAGAATTGCTCCTCGATCATACGACGAGGGAAACTCAATCTCTGGGAAGGTGTCTTTAATAAATGCCTTGTAAGCGTAGAAATCATTTTTCGGCTCGTTCTTGGCAGCGTGGATTGCAATAGTTCCACGCAATTTTGTCGGCCAATCGCGGTTCTCTACATCCTTCGGAAATCGAGTATCGAATATCGCCCAGGCCATCGGTTGCCAAAGCGTTAAGGCAAGAAGTGGTTTATCCATTTGATTTCCCCTAATTTTGTCGAAGAAGAGTTACTGCCTCGTTTACTTTGATAAATACTTCCTGTTTATCCGGATGAAGATCGGGATGGGTTTTGCTGGCTGCAATCTTATAGGCGCGGTCTCGCAGCGATTCGTCTTTGAGAATCCCTTCGATGGAAATACCTGATAAGTGTGATAGGAGTTTTGCCGCTGTCTCTGATGAGTTGCTGGATTCTGGTAATGCCTTCCAGCCTGTATATTGCTCTCCTCGTTTCGTTACACCATAACGGTCGACGGTTCGCAGCGCTTGAAGCGATAGAGCAATTGCCCGAAGATTGTCCTCCCACGTTTTATAGGTATCGCAGGGAAAGGAGTGCGGGCCAATACGATTACTCTCAAATGAGACGATTACTCCGGGATGAGTTGCTCTTGCAGTTGATTTCGGTCGACCATCGTGACGTATTTGGTCTTCTGTGAGTGCTACCTGGAAAACAACTCTGAAGGCGCCGAGATGCTTTAACTCCTTTTCCAGAAGGTTAAGAGTCTGTCCATAGGTAGCCTGGAATCTTGAAGCCTTCCGGACCTTGTGCTGTTCTCCTGGCCACTTCTGAATTGGCCGAAATGAATAATCCATAGGTTTCGCTTAAACTCCTGTGACGATGATGCGATCTTTGTTTCGCTGATATTCAATTTCAATAAACCGAATTGAGGCTTTATGGAGTTTCGTTAGATCGTCCCGAGTGAGACGGAAACGGCCATCACATAACGTTCCCCTACTGCCAGGATACGTAATGACGAGTTTCTTTTTACGAAACGAAACATCGAATCCCGATTCTGGTCCGGCATGTGCGATATTTCTTATAATCGTTCTTGGGATGTCTGCTCTGAGGTCTCGATCTGATTTGAGTTCGACTCGATATTTGTTTGGTCCGATGGTTTGCATTCGTCATTCTCCTTGCTAACTAAAGTTAAATATGGTTTTGCTTTTTCTGGTTCTTCGCTTGTGAGTTCGATTCCTTCAGCGAGTTCCAAAATGAGATGGGTGGGAATTTCGCTACCACCTTCTTTGATAGCGATCGAGTTAAGTTTCTTCTTGCCGCTCATCAGCTCAGCCATCATCTGATCCAGGTAATCAGATTGGATTTTGGCTTCGCCACCGAGTATCTCAGTAAGACAGGCAAGAAGAGCCAATCGACTATTAATGGTCGATGCGAGAATTTGATTTTGCTGTTCAAGCTGTTTGATATAGGCCTGACTAGCCTGGCGTTCATTTGCTATTGCAATAGCCTTTGATCGAGTGATCGTTCGTTTATGACCCATTATCACTGCCTCCTATAATTGGAATTTGATCCCATGTATATCTATCAAGATTGCGGCCAGCGGCTTTCTTGCCAACCATTGCTGAAAATTGATTGGACCTAACAATGGCTCGCAGGAAAGGAATCGTATTGTGGCTGGCATCTTCAGGAGTGAAGGAATCCGTTTAGCGGCCATCTCCTGATTTTCGACGGTAGTACCGAGCCAGATGTTTTGTGGAGGTCGTTGGTCTAGCCAATTCCTGATCCAGATAATGGTGTCGTCGTACCTGTCATCGTCACATTGCACTGTCTCGATACTCGCAAATAACAACTGCATTATCCATTCGGGACGCTTGGTCAAGAGTAACCAATCGAGGTAAGGCGTTCGTCGGATAAGATCGAGCAATTGGAGTCGCCAACTGATTAGATCCGAGCGAGGCTCGAACACATCAGCAAGTGAGGCACAAAATACGCGGCGACGTATTCCTAATTCTTCAGCTTCTACATTCCACTTTATAGGTTGCTTCCAGTAAGACTCTGATGTTCTACGTCTCTCGTTATTCTCTCCCCATATGACGAGTCCACTTCGTTTTGCCCAGGATTCCGCATAGCAATTTGTGCAGGCTGGCGAAATTTTGGTACAGCCTAACCAGGGATTAAAGGTATGATCAGTCCATTCAATTTTGCTGTTCTCACCCATAATTCTCCTTTTTAGAACGGGATGTCATCATCAGCCGGACTGTCTGTTGAGGATGATGCTGCCATGGCTCGGCCTAAAGATGACGGTTGAGGTTTGGAATCATCGCCACGAGTCCCGATGAAGTGAATATCAGTCCCGCTGACTTCGAGCGAAGTCCGTTTATTGCCATCGCGATCCGTCCACTCTTTCTGCGAGAGACGACCTTCGACGTAGACCTGTTTACCTTTGGCAAGATACTGACCAGCAATCTCGGCCTGTTTACCCCAGAAACTAACCCGAAACCACGTGGTAATATCCTGTTGATCGCCACTAGAATCACGCCTTTTCTCAGTTGTGGCGATTGAGAAGTCACAGACTGCTGTACCTTGCGCCGTATAATGAACTTCAGGATCCCGACCAACGAAGCCCAAGATGCTGATTTTTCTTTGGAATCTTGTTTCAAGGGTTGTGTAATGTTCGTGCCCTCGATTTTTCCAGTTAGTGTTAATTCGTAATGATGGTTTGCGCAGAGAAGTCTAAACAGGTGAAGATTTCTTCGAATGTAGCCAACTCCTCGAGAATGTCTATATGGAACATTACGAGTTGTGGGAATAAAATCAATATGCAGCCAAACTGGATTATCGACACCGCATACGATACATTTGCCACCTAGCAATTTGAGAGATTCTGCCCGGCCTCTTTTTGATTTCTCTATCCAAGCTCCAGGATTCTTAGCTACTCGATTAGAATTATATTCTCTCATTGCTTCTGGATGATCTTCTGTCCACTGTTTAACTTGTTTCGTGGTTGCTCTCTTTGCACAAGCGCCAGAGCAATATCTGCGATTTGCATCCGATAGGTTGACAATGGGAAAAACCGTCCCACATTCTTTGCAGTGACGTTCTTTGTCCGGAAAAGTGCTCCGTCTATTATAACAATGGTCAGAGCAATACTGAGCATCTGGCCTTTTTCCAAATACAGATATCCCACATTTTTTGCAATTTCCAAGATTAGGTGTCTTAGGCATTTGCTGGTTGACCCTCCGGAATATGAGCTAAGACATACTGTCGAAGACATTGATCTGAGCAGAAGTGATAGGGTTGATCGTTCTTAAAGCCGCCATCGAGAATCTTCACTCTTGTGGAGTAAGTTATCGTCCAGAACAAGTTCTGATGCTCTCGTAGTTCTTTGCTGCAGTTATCGCATTTGATTATTGCTGCCATAATGGATCCTTAATTAAGTTCTGCTGGCGTAAATGGTCGTGGAATGTAAGGGACAAAGATTGATCGTGAGTTAGCAATCATCGGATGGCAGTGCTCTGTGTGAGTAAAGAACATTCGATGGTTGCAACAGAAAGAGCAATTCTCTTTGATAATCTTGCCCTGTGGATCAAGACACTTTGGACACCTGATTAAAACTCCGTGACATGTTCCACATAAAGTTTGGCCTGGACACATATGAGTCATCTCCAAGAGAGATTCTGGGTTGCCCACTTATTACAGCCAGCAACCCAGGGTTGATTAGTTACTAGAAGAACTGGCCGTGGTTGTTGTGGTACCACCACCAATTGCCGATTGAAGGGTGTTCGCGTCAGAATCGAGACTCGTACTAAGCGTCGTCAGTTTTGCCTGAACTGCCGCAACTTCTTCGGGAGTTCCGGCATTGGCGAGTTCCTGAGTCAGAGTTGCGATTTGCTGGCTCTGGTTCTTCAAGAACGTGACTGTCTGACCGACTGCCGTTTCCAGAGTTGCCTCTTTTGCGAGGATCTGGTTCGTGAGATCAAGTAATGCACTCATGCGTTGTTTGTCCTTTCTGTGATTGAGAAAAATTGCAATGATCAAAAAGACCACTGCCGAGAGAATGCCAAGTTGCATATAAAGATCTGTGTTCATATATTTACTGCATCGAAGAGTGGAGAATCCTCTTCAATCCTCCGCTTAGACATTTCGATTGCTTTTTCATTGAGTTCGAGACCGATATAGCGTTGCTTCATTCGATGAGCTGCTACGCCAGTTGTGCCTCTACCATTGAAGGGATCGAAAACAATACTTGGGATAGGTTCGTGAGGTTCACACTTACATGCTTGTTTCCAGCCCTTGGTTATATATTCAGCAGTGATCGATGGACCGATTCGTTTAATAGCTCTCTGATTGGATTTCGAACCATCGAGTAACTTGAAGTGACCGCGGCCTTCTAGATGATCCTGCTCGTGATTACCCCAATCTTTTCCCAAGTGCTGAGCATATTCAGGCGTGGGTTCAACTATTCGTTTCCAGGGAGTTTTGCAGTGAGGACAGCAGCCCTTCTCACTTGTGCCTAACTTCACACAAATGAGCGCGAGTTTGGTTGGATATGAAGCGTAAAACTCTTCCTCTGTTCTTTCAGGGTTAATGCACCAGACACTTCGAAGATTCCGACCCATTTCCGGAGCGCCATAGCCTTCACCATTCGCTCTGGCTTTATGCATTGAATGTGGTTTCTGGCCAGGAACTTGAAGGTTCTTATGATTTGCCGAGACTCCACGTTTCGCGCGTTCGAAAGTTTCTGTCTGAGCCTCTTCTCTAACTGCAAAGCGATCGTAGTAATACTTCTTTGATTTGGTTATCAGGAAGACATATTCGTGTGATTGAGTAGGTGCATCTTCTACGGAACTTGGCATACAAGAACCGTGATAGGTCTTTGCCAGGGAAACTCCCTTGGCCCAGATATTATCGCGACGGATCCACCAGCCATCCCTTTGAAGGGCGATTGCCAATAGGAATGGGATTAATGAGAGCTCTTTAGGTTTGAGGCCATCATCTTGAGTCGAAGATATGTAATTTGGTGGCCTTCCCGAGGGATATGAACTGATATGCGGCTGGCTAACTTTGTGAGGCTTCTTTGACCAGCCGACTGAACTACCTGCTGAGCTATCGCCGATATTAACGAAGCAGGTTCCATCTTTTCGAAGGACGCGCTTTATCTCCTGAAATAATAGAATCAGATGATCGATGTAGAGATCGCGAGTTGGTTCAAGTCCAAGAGTGCCTTTCCAAGCTCCGCAAATCTGACAAAGGCCTTGTTCTTCCCGAATATCAGGAATTTTTGCGACCTTCTTTGCCCCACCACGAGTTGAGGCCTTAGACTTAGCCAGACCTTTGCCCGATCGAATCTCTTTACTAAATTCTAACTCGACAAAGACATGAGTGCAGAGAGGATTGCCACCCCAGATAGTTGGAGGTATTTTGTAATCGCGGAGGCCCCAGTATGGAGGACTCGTAACGACACATTGAACCGTTTCATCTGGAATCTGCTTAAGCAGCTCCATTGAATGGCCCTGAGGAATGAAATAGGGAAGTTTATTATCTATGACGTCTTGTATGCTCATATTTTTATCTGAATAGATCTACGTAAGTGCACAGATGGTTAATCCTGCGCATGATCTTGGCGCCATAAGCACCGCCATTGTTTGACCACTTGTCTAAAAGCTGATCAGGTTTGAAGTTCGAGATAACGACCAGTTGAACTCTGTCAGAGCATTCATAGATCGTGTTGATTAGCTCTGACATCTTCTGGGCCTGGTACTGTGTGACAGATGGACTATCGAACTCGTCAATGACGATCGTGTAATAACTGCGATCGTTTCGAATATCGGTTGCTGTGACTTCGGCTTTTGGCGCTTCTTCATCTTTCTTCCAGGCAAAGTCCTCAGCTCTGTATTGCTCTAAAAGATCAATAGCAGTGAAGTAGAATGATTTTCTCGAGTGTTCGACTCCATAACGCCAGAGTGACCAGCCAAGGTGAGACTTACCTACACCATACGAGCCGCAGATTAAATAATCTGCCATTGGTGATACTTTGATTGCGCTTAGAATCTCAGCGTATTTTCGAACATCCTGGTAGCCATCACGACCATCCCAGAAAGGTTTTAGATCATTTAGGATTGCTGGATAGAACTCAGCCGGAATCGTCCTTTTGAAGAAAGCCTCAGTTACACAATTGCAGCGCATCATTGCGTGTTTCGCGCGATCAATCTGTGTTCCTTGCTGGATAGGAATTCCGTACTTTCGATCGACGTAATAGAACCCAATATCCTGACAGCGCATGCATGAATTAGCCACTTGCTGATTTGGATGGTAAGAGTTCGCGTTTTGGCTTGATGAGGTTCTCTTGGATTGGCTCTGATCTATTGCCAGTTGGTCTGTTATTTGGGTTATATCCTCCAATGCTTCCTCCTTTCTGGCTTAATTTGTAGACGTTCTGAGTCTGTGGACTTTGGCCAGTTTGTGATTTGTAATAATTGCCAATATAGCGATCAAGATGTTCAGTGGTACGGCAAATTAGCTCTAGATCATCGTGTATTGCATGATCTTTATTTTCGCCCATATTGAATGGCGTTGCTTTGCATCCATCGATTCCGCGTTTAATGTCATCGACCGTGTATTTCTCTTTAAGTCGGGCGCGGACCATTCTTCTACGCTTCGTAGATAAACTTGCCCTTGGGTGATTCATCACGAGTTTCCAGTATGAAAAGATTTCCTCAACCAGTGGAAAGAGAGCGTCAGGTTTCCTTTCCCTTTTTGGCTTTGGTTTGTCAGGCTCTGATTCTGGATTGTCCTCTTGAATCGTGAGTACGGTTTCAGTATCAAACCAAGAGTCATCATCTCCAGCCGGACTCTGTTCGGCATGGGTTGGTTCATTGGTTTGGTTAAATGGGTTGGTTAATTGGTTTGGTTCTTCCTTACATGCAGGTCCGATTTTTGGACTGCTATCGCTCCGATTTTTGGAGTTATCGACTCCAATTTCTGGATTAAGGGACTCCGATTTTTGGACATCTATATCTGCGTTTATATCTGCGTTAACTCCAATTTTCGGAGTTGATTTGTCCGATTTTTGCAGTCGCCGTGATCCGATTTTTGGACCATCGCTCCGATTTTTGGAGTTAGGGCATAACGGAAAACCCAATAAAACCGTAATGTTATCGCCATCTGCGCTAATCCAGCCAACCTGTATTAGTTTCTTGCGATACTCGTATATATGACTTAGCCCAATTTCCAATTCTGAGGCTATTGTGGAACTTTGAGCGAATGAGCATCCATTCTTATCTGCCCTCATGCAGTAATATGAGAACAGCAAGAAGGCTTTCATCCCGATCTCATTTGTTCGTTTAATTGCTTCGTCCGGTACGTAAGCCATGTTTAAGCCTATAATGAACAAATCCAGGAAACGTCTTCAGGAGTTAATTTGAACCACTCGCCATTTATACGGCGACCTGCAAACTTTTTGTGAAGAGCCAACTCCGCACAGGCCATGTCTTGAACTTTGATTGAATGGCGCAGTTCGGTTTCAAATGGCAGTTTTACCTCAAATGTTTTAATGCGGTTGTCTAGGTCCTTTGCACGACCAATCTTATAAGATCCCGTCTCTTCGGCTTCTAGGAGGTAGATATAACCTGCTAGATGGGCACCAGCTTGATTATCACAAGGCTGATAAAGAATCTCGCTTAGATGAGATATTGCCTCATATTCTTTAATGAGCTCCAGAATCGAGAATGAATATTCATCGCCGTAAGAGGTTTTCAGCGTGTATATCAGGCTGGCAATTACCTGGATCGCTTCATCACGATCAACTGGATAATGGCATATGCCTGCTAAATATGTTCCAGTGTCGGTATCAGTAATCGTATATTCTCGCCAATAGGCTTCAGTATTAGGACCAAGGGGATATCGGATGGCATTATTTCTGTATGGAATAGGACTACCATCGCTTGGGAATTCAGCGTCATTCCAAAGCGGATCTGCTAAAAGGTTATAATGATCATAACAATATTGATGCAAATGTTTTACCTCGGTATCAATATCACTAATAAACGTATCTGATAGTGGCGGTGCAGGCGTATCTAATGTTGGCCAAATCATACATTACCCTCGTTAAACGATTTGATTTCCTTCTCAAGTTCATTAAACGCGCTACGGATTTCGGGATCATCCTCGAGGTCGGCGAAGTGTGTTTGCCAAATGTCAACCACTGCTTGACCTGCTTGAATTAAATGTTCAACTCTCTCAAAGTCGACCCGTCTGAAAGGTTTTTTACCCACCATCACTTCAGCATCGCGGGTGCTAAAGAAAGGATTGTCATCTTTCTGTTTGGCAAAGACCTTAATTGCTGTCTTTGGATCCTCAGCAGAGAGAGCGATCCTGAAAAAAGTCGGTCCTAAAGTGGTGGCTGCGCTTTCAATATTTTCGTCGGGTTCTTTGAAGAATGTTTTGTGGATCTGATCATTGAGGAATATCTGACGTGCTGAAACGCCTTTTTCGTATGCCAGTTTCCTAACCTGAGCGACGACACCAATACCATCGAGGTCTTTGTGGCCTCGGCCACGTTTGGCCTCAGCTCGGTGAATAAGCTCGGAATCACAGGCGATCTTTAAACGCCAGGACTTTTCACCTAACTTATCAGAAGCATCGCGTAAGTAACTGACATGCTCAGTATTCTTGATCCTTGGAACCAGAGGGATGATTAGATCGATAACGTTAGTCGCCTGCTCGAAACCATTTAGCAGGCGACTAATCTGAGTCTCAGTTAAGGAATCACTCTCGAACTCTCTGGCAAGTCCATTTGCAGTGAACTCCGGTGAAAGCTCAGAGAAAGATTCAGACGCAATTTCTTGCGCAGGCAATAATGACATCTGGGGTGATCTCCTTAATTGCCTGGCTTAATTTGATTTGTCTTCAAGAGCTGCGAGAACGAACTGATGATACCGCTTTGCCTGTTCCAGGTTGAGCTTCTCAAAGGCGATCGGTTCTTTGTACCATTTGGTGGTTGTGGCTCGTAAATGCTCGAGGGCGGAATTATGCTGATCCTGATCGTAGTTGCCATTATTATCCGCTATCAGGATATTCCAGGTATTCCGGATGCCTGCCAATTCGTTCAGGAGAGCGATATAGGGGTTAGCTAGCCTGAATGTTAGGTCCTTGCGAGTGTTCTTGCCAGTGTGATGAATCAGGTGAGCTCGGAATCGTTCTTCGCCGGCTTTCCCAAACGTTCCATCGACATCACAGAATGCCTCTTTTGAAGGCTTGGACATCTGCCAGATCATTTCTTTTGGAATGATCTTATCAAGCATCGCGTCTTCCTGTGATTGGACTTTATTCTGCTTATTGCTTGGGATCGGGGCATTAAAGCGGGCGTTGTCAACGTCCATGGCTTCGAGCTTTGCTATAAACTCTGCAGCCTGATTCTGAGTGAGGTTAATCACATCACATTTGTATTCGCTGTTGCAGACCAGCTCGAGATCGATCTCTTTATCTTCAGCGAGTTTTTCTAATCGCTGCATTTGTTGATTGGAGATCACATTATCATCGGTCTGATTGCTAGCTGATACCTTCTTTTGATCAAGATACTCCTTAACTGCCAGGATATGCTCACATCTGAAAGATGTATCATTGGGACCGAGTTCGCAAAAGTCGCCACAAGTGCATTTGACCCGGCCGGCTTCATCACGCCATACCTGAAACTCGACGTTCTTTTGTGTAGTAGAACCAACCCAGAATGCTGGACCTTCGCGACGGATTAGACCTAATTCAAGGATAACCTGCGCACGCTTTATACGAACGCCCTGCATTGCCTTGGTATTAACTGCATTACTATGAGCTGGCTGAGATTCCGGTGGGTTCGATGTAGGTGGCAGATCTTGCTGTTTCGCTGCGCTCTTCTTCTCTTTGGACTCCACAACATGTCCGTCAGGCTCGTTATCATCGTCAGGGAAGTCCTGAGTGAAGAATTCGCTTGCTCCCGTTACCATACGAGTAACACGAATTAATGCCCGCTTCTGAGCCATCTGCATGATCGTGTTGATCTGATCGAAGATTTCCTCATTTGGAACGCGATAAAGAACCGAGCCAATCTCGTATGCCTCAAACTCACGGTTGCCACTAGCCTTTTTCATTACCAGTTTAGCTTCGCCTCGCTCGATCGCAGCTCTGAATTTGTCCCAATACTCTTTTGGCTTGCCATACTTCCCACCGGTCTCAGCTTTATCGACTGAGAATTTGAACTCAGAAATGACCGCACTCTGAGTCTTACATTTAGCCTTCGGGAATCCTGGTGGAATGTCTTGTTCCTGCACCCAGCGCCAGCGAAACTTCTTTTCTTTGGAGTTGCAGATCGCATCTGCTTCACCCAAAAGCTGATCGCCGCGGTAAAGGCCATACCGATAGTGGTATGAAAAGAATGGCTCACCGCCATGTTCCTCACCGGTCCAGTCCTGAACCATCTCAACGATCGTCGGACGTGGCGTTAAACCGAATGTTGAACAAAGAACCTCGGCGCCTGGCTGCAGTAATGTCGGTTTATCTGATCCTGGAAAGGCCGGTCCATAGTGCATTCCTTCTTTCAGCACAGAACCCATCAGCTCAACTATCACGTTGCGACGTTCAAGCATTGCTTGAGGTGTGAGGGCCGGCATAAACTGAACTGAGACATTTTCAGAGCGTCTTTCAAGTGCTTGTGAAGCTCCATAGGACTGGTCGTGTCCATTGAGAACTTCGGGAACTACCTGGGCTTCATGGACGATAGAAGCATTAGCAGACATGATTTATCTCCTATGATGTTATGACTTGCTTGGAATCTGGGAGTTACTGGTTAACTGCGACTTTTGGAAACTTGACACCCATTGCAACCAATGCCGGAATAGGATTCTCACCTACAATAACCTTGCTCATCACGAATCCAACATAGGTCGACATTGCCAGTTTGACCGATGTAGATTGCTCGAACAGCATATCGGTCTCTTCCTCTGACATCCGGAAATTGATGTTCTCAGATTTATTAGTACCAGCGACCGTTGAGCGCTTTCGTCTACGCTCCTTGATATTGGTCACATTGATCTGATCTTTAGCCTGGTCCGTGCCTGTGGTTCCCTCTATGATTTCCTCTGCCATATAGACCGCCTTTCTAATCTCTCGGGTGGCTTTTTCCGATTCTGTTTAATTAACCTTACTGCAAATGTAGCTGCATTCATTTATATGTTTACAGAATAATTTATGAGGACTAAACTGTAAAGACCTATTTAGAGTGAAATAAAGCTAAATGCTTGAAATAAACAAGATGTAAGCGTAGAGATGACAAAATGTTTACATATGCTTGCATTATGACGTGGAATCGCTATAAAATGACACTCCAAGGAGTGAAAACTCCCCAGCAGGCGTAGAGTTAAAAAACAAAAAACCTAAGCTCAGGATGAAGAGGGTATTACATGCCAAGAATAGTTGGCCCAGGCGAAGCAGTCGAAAAGAATATCTCAAGTCGTCTCAATGAAGAGGACGCCAGGGAATTTAAAGTCGTATGCTATGCGATGGGATTAAATGACTCGAATGCGGTTCGCGCCGCGATAAAGGACTTTATCAGGAAATTTAAGCGGGATAATCCGCAGGAGTTTCTTGAAGGAATGGAACATGTTAAAGAAAAAGAAAGCGAAAAGAAGAAACCAAGACGGAACACCAAATAAACCATAAGCCATCTTAGCTTTGTATCTAGCATTAATGATCAAAGACCCTCGAGCTTTTCAGGCCCGAGGGTCTTAATCTTTCTGGCAGAAGATCGTCTAAAACTACTCTTGGGCTTTCTTGAGTTCGTCTCTAACAATCGTTCTGATTATATCAGGTAGATGCATGGCTTGATGAACAAAACTTCGGATTGCATCTGCCTCGTTTAAAAAACCCTGGTTAACCACAGCTTCCTGAATCTCAGCGCGTTGAGCTTCGCTGAATCGGACAGAGATAGTGTGGGATAACCGGTCCTTTTTCATCGGCTTGACGGGCCTTTTGATCATAGGACTTCCCTCACAGAATCAGATTGTATTGGATGCTTTTATTGAATGTCCATAGTTACTGTTAATCCATTGAATTCTGCCCATTTTTGGATTAGCTCGGCCAGGATCGAACGGTGACATTCTCTGGGGTCGTGCTCGAAACAACATAGGGTGATCTCTTCATGCGCCAGGAGCTGATCCCAAGTCTGAGGATTAGCTTTCTTATGCTCGCGCATTTCCTGAATATATCTCTCTCTGAATTTCTCAAAAGAGAGACCTGTCTTAACGGATTTGAGCAACGCTTGGCTTGGCGCAAATTCACTTCGATTAATCAATTCGCGCTTCTTAAGCCAATCATATAGGCCCCAGCCATTCCGGAATACCCCAAAATTGCCAGGTTTACCTTCTTTGCACGATCGAGTGTGAATGATCAAAGTTCCTGCCATAGTTACGCCGCCGCGGGCTTTTGTTCCTCCTCCAACTCAAAGAATTTCCTGCCTGTCGTAGTGATCGAGTCGTCAATAATTGATTTAATCTCAGAGAAGTGTTGAGCAACTGCGCTTCTAACTGCTTCGTTATTACGAAGGACTTCAGGATCTACACCATCCAGGGCCAATTTGGCCAGCTCAACTATCTTTGACAATTCCTGATCGTCGGCGATGTTTCGTGCTTCAAAGAAATCGATCCACTCCTTAAAGCCATTAATCGAGGAGTCTTTGAAGATTTTCTTCTTGCCATTTGCTCCGGGAGTAAGTCGGTCAAGCATATGTTCAACGCCTTGGACGAACTGAGCTCTCATTAATTGCTGCAGCTCTTCCAGAGTTTGCTTGCCTTGTTCGCGGATCTTCTCCTGTTCTTCGAGAAAGAGTTCCTGGTTGAGTCGAGAGAGTTTGCCAGGCGCATCGTAAGTGAAGATGTTCCACTCAATATCAAACCTACGTCTGACCTTTGCCGGCGCTGGATAATCCTCGAGGTTGAACTGACTTTGAAGCGCCTCTCTTTCTGCGGTGAAATCATTAGCGTAGGCATCTTCATATTCGGCCATGAACTGTTCGATCAACGGCTCAAGTTGCAGCTTCTGAGCGTGAAGATACTGGATGACGTCATTCAATATCTTATCCGGGAGAATATATGTCCCAGATCGGAATAGATTATTGGGAAGGCAACGCTTCGCGATGTAGTTACGAATCTCCTGATGACGCGAGTTGATCTTGTCGAGTGTCTCATTCTGGAGTTTGTTCTTCTTCAGTTTTAGGCGCTCTCGATCGGCGTCTGTTTCGACCAATTGAATACTGGCATTGCAATTTGTCCGGAAAGCTGATAATTTCAGACTCAGACATGTTGCTTTGTCAAAAATGCTGGAGCCGGAAACATTGGTTTCGGTATTTTGATCGGGCATTTATTTATCTCCGTTTGAAGGGCTTGTGTCTGGACTGGTCATCTGGAACAAGCCTTTCGTATTTATGTAAGTAACCTCAGCGGTAAGAGCGTCTTCCCGCCGTTCGAATGGACCAAGTTTTGGCCCGCCAATAGGTGAACAGTCAGCTATCCAGTTATTGTTTTCGTCTGGTTCAACGTGACTTGCTCGATGGGTTTGCGCCAGTCCGAGTTTATTAAAGAGTTCTCTGAGATTGTCGTTATAGATTGCCCTGACTAAGCGGCCATCAGGGCTGATGACAATTCTTATCTCTGACATGATTTACTCCAGAGTTATGATAGGGGCACTGGTAAAACTCAGTTTTCCGGTCAACGGATCGAATTGAACCGTACCTTTGATAGTCAGATCGGCTGTTGGTAGAGACGGCTTCCTCACTGGCCTGGATGCCAGGATGCTATTATTCACGGGATATTGTTTGATCAGCGACACATCGCCAATAAAGTTGTTACCAGTGAAATCAGCATCGTCTATGAACTTGGCAATGCTGTCATTTCCAGAAGCCGCGCCACTGCCCTTAATCCCATAAGGACCGAAATTGACGACGTTATTCCTGAAAGCAAATCGCTCTGTCTTAACGGTAGAGTTTGGGTCTGCGGAATCAAGAACTAGAGCATTACCATTATTGTCGAAACTGTTATTCTCGACTAAGAGATCAACTGCAGAAAGAACCTGCATCGCGTTCCCGCTTGCAGCCTGAGTATTACCAGTCCATCTGGAATTGATGTCGGCAAAATCGTTATCGTGAATCCAGATGCGCGATGTCAGATTGTCGGTTTTCTGATTGAAGTCAGTGCCAAGAATACTGACTCCTAAACCAACGCCGGTGATCTTGTTATTCCTAAATTCCACATCGCTGGTTTGACACCATGGCGCGGTTCCATCCTGATTGTTCGATTTGAAACTGATGCCAATTCCAGTCTGAGCATCTGCCCATGAACCTGAGAACTCGTTATTTTCGATGAGGACGCGCTGAGCATTCTTCAGCTCGAGCAGATTCTTAATTCCCCAATGATAACCAAGGTATGAAGGATCGTTCTGTTTCCAGGTAAGAGGTTTGGCAATTGTATTACCTCTGATGATGATGTCGCTCGGAATCAGGCCCTGAATCTTCGGATCAGTACCACCGAACATGATATTCTCGCCTGACCCTTCCAGATAGTTATTCTGGATAAGGTACATGCCAAGTCCGTTCGATCCCCATATAGCCTGGGCATCATTCCCAATCGCGTGGAAATCGGGAAGATAGCAATTAACGATTGCAACTCTTGAGCAATTAAGAGCAATTCCCCGGATGGTATTGAGATTCGGCTGGCCAGCGATGATGCATCTATCAAAGATGAAGTCATGTGGCATGTGCGACAGGCTTGTCTCAGATAGATCGCCAAGTCGAATTAACCCACTATTGAACTGTGTATGAGGGTCTTTGGCGTCTGGCATCGAAGTCGACAGGACAGTGATATTCAGACCTGCAAAGTAATAAAACGCCACGTTATTGGACTGGCTCTGCGCCGTTAATAAGACAGGTCCAGAGTCTTGACCGATTAAAGAAGCCATCTGCAGTTGATTGCCAGGTGAGACTCTTTTATCTAGGGACAAGGTTATTGCCAGGCTTGAACGAATAGTGATCCAAAGACCTTGAGGATTACTTTTAGCCGGTAAGATAAAACCACCTACCGGTGCTACCAATCGAGAACCAGCAGGTATCTCAAGGATATCTCCAGGCGCACACTGATAAAGAACGTTTTGAAATTGAGGGCTTGAAGTTATCTGCCAGACTTTTTGTCCTACTGATCCAGTTGCCGGAGGGATCGTGAATTGTGTGAGAACGGGTTGCGTTGGTTTATTGACTTGCATACTTCTTAAACCTTTACCTGATCTTCCTCTTGTTGCTGAATTGGCGTCTCGAAAAATTCTGGTGTGAGATCTTGGGATTTCTTCCGGCCAAGCGCGCGCTCGAAAGGTTCAGTGGCTTTTAAGCATTCGTCTCCGGAGTACCCTTCAGCTTTGATTGTGATCTCGCCTTCCTCGCCAATGTTGATATGGATTTCTTTAGCCATAGCTATGCCACCCCCTGCCATAAGTCTTGAATCATTTCCTGCGTGGACGCGATCTCGACATCGGTTACGTCGTAGATTCGGAAGTCGATGCTGCCATCAGGGTGATTTGTTCGTTCCAATCTGAGATTGGGATTACCAGCGAGAAGCGGGCCATAGGTTCCCTGAATAATCTCGCAAGAATATTCCTTCATGAAGTTGCGGCAGTCTTCGCCAAGAATCTTCCTGAGTGGATCGTTGACACCGTAATCATCGGTTCCGGAACGACCACCAATCAACTCTTCATCAGCACACAGGTCATAGCATCCAGTCTTTGGATTGAGCCTGAGACCGAGCGTATATTTCGATGCCTTGGTCGCCTTTGGAAGATAGATAATCGCGTCACAGACCGGACCATCACCGGAGAAATATTTGACAGGTGAAGGTCCGAGTTCAAAACCGAGACCAAGAGCCTGAGCTGCACGTTTGGCTCCATCCAGGTTTTTGATCTCTTTTTCTACAGTCGTTATATGGGACATGTTGCTACTCCTCTATTTCAAAACTTGCGGCCTGATACCTGAGAACCCGCGCCTCATGTTGGAGTTCAACGAGACGTACCATCTCAAAAACTTCGTCTAATTGCTGTTGGAGGTTCTGTTCAGTCAGATCGGGATAGATGCGATCAGCAATGTCTTTAGCGTCCAGCTTTAGACCTTCAATACTTTCATCGGTCTGCATTCCACAATCCGCGATGGCATCACGCTGGAGCATATGCAGAAAGAGTTTTTCAGTGAGTTGCTCTCTAGAGATTGATTCCAGCATTGATGGTTCCTTTCGTAATATCGAGAGTTGGATATGCTGGATTATGTTCACCAGTCTGAACCAATGACATGATCACTACGCGCCATTGATCGAAAGAATCCCTCATCAACACTAAATATCCAGAGCTAGGTTGGGGGCTAATAGGTAAGACGCTAATAAGAACCTCGTCACTTATCAAATGCTGAAAGATTGCGTATAGCTGATCCAGGTTCATCCAAGCTGGGCCAAGATATCCGTATCTTGTTATGGGTGGGATTGCGTGACGACAATTAGCGCATTGCTTTTTGCCTTCACCAGAGCATTCTTTGCATTCTTTTGGATGACTGTTATTGCAATTGTCGCACTTACAATCGATAGATCCAAAACTGTGGCAGTTATCACATTTGACATAGCCAGTTGATTCGCAGGTTTCACAGGGTGGCTTAACTTCGGGTTCGCCGATCCACTCCTGCAATAACGAGAATGGAATGTTAACTTCACGGGCCTCATCATAGTTACTAAGAACATTGCTGATTAACCTTCGCGCCTCTATTGGATTCTTTGATGTGCCAGGTTCTTCTGAACGCACGATGATGAGATAATGAGCATTAGATACAGCTAGCCACTGCTGATCAAAAATCGTTAACGATACTGGCTCTTGAAGACTCTCATATGAAGAATATGCCTTCATGCAGTGGTCTTTTAGCCAGTTAGTTTGGGGAGGAATATTAGGTAGGAACCTTTGTTGTTCAGTTGACATGCTTATCTCCTAATCTCGATCGCCATCTAGCTCTGAGAGATTCTTTGCTCTCCGCTGAGGAAATGCTGGCCGATTCAGTAAGTCTTCCTTGAAATACTCCAGTTGGACTGCGCCGAAAGATTGGTTTTCTTCCATGCAAGCCTCACAGACTTCACGTTCTGAACGCTTTCTTCGATCAAAACGTAGATGTGCCTGCTCGCAAGTATGTAAAGTGACGGTCTTAGACTTCTTGGCCATAGCGGTTAAAAAGTGAAACCTGGATCGGATTCATGCGCGAATCTACGTGATTGTTTTGACTCAGGAATTGCGATCTCTTCTTCTGGATTCATTCGATAGATCCCAGGCAAACTGGCTGATAAGAATCGCCCATCAGCAAGAGTCTGCATCTGAGTGATTGAAGTCGGATCGGATTTGCAGACTGGAACAATGTACTGAGCTGCCTCAGCTAAAGAGCATTCCTCTGTCGGACTCGAAAGCTGATACGCGATCTCGCAGATATTCCTGATGTCTGCACCGGTCAAACCGTCTTGATCCGGGAGTTCCTGGCTCTCATTCAGGCTGAACTTCTTGACGTTAATAGTCCAGATGCTCTCTCGCTCTTCTTTTGTCGGAGTATTGAAGAACCAGACGCCGAGTTTGAACCGACGCTTTAGAGCTGGTGGAAGAGCATCAAGTCCATTGCACGAGGCTAGAAATAAAATGTCATTACCACCGATTGCCTTAATTGCTTTGACCTGCTCTCTGACATTTTGTTCTGATGCACCGACGTAACTTTCTTTCGCTCCGGCAATATCCATGACCATCGTTTTGATTCCGAATGTATTGCCAAGTGCTTTACTGCTCGCGCTCTTCCCACTGCCCGGAACCCCAAAAAGTAAAGCTCCCGTCCAGCCATAGTCTTCGAAGACTTCAAGGAGATAACCGAGGATCCCGGCCGAGACACCCGATGTATCACCGTGTTTTCCATCGCCGCCAACTCCAGCCATCGCTTTCTCAATCTCTTCAAGACGGACGACTAGCTTGAATCTTTGTCGCCCTGAGAGAAGCCGGTGAGTAAAGGTCTTCCAGGCTAAGAGCCCACCGAGATCGTCAAATGTTTCTCTGGACGTGTCGAACCGTAAACCCTTGATGTTTTTGATCTGCTGTTCTTTTAGTCGCCAGAGAAGATCAACGTCGACGCCTTTGCCAATGGTCGTTGCCATTGCTGTCACCTGTTCAGCGGGAAAAGCCGGTAATCCACGAATCCCATCGACAATTCTCTCAACCATGTCATTGGTCGGAGAGAGCTTTGCATCGTTAAAGATTGGCTCGATGATCTCTTTTAGCGCTTTGTCATCTGGATAATCTTCTGAGAGACTCACGACGTCATGCTGTAGCTCGATTGGTAAAGGACAATCGGTTGTGAGAAGGAAGAGAGTTCGGCCATTATTCTTAAACCGGTCCCTGATATTCATCAGGACCTGGATAAACCGCGCGCCATTTGCATCATTGGTCAGATACCGATGGGCATTAAGCATTACAGCTATACTATTTTCCGGAAGCGATAATAGGACTCCCACAGCTTCGGGCGCTGTGACGATGTTCGTCTTATTGAATTTGTTCGCATCCTTCGGATCGGGAATACTCAGCTTTGAGTTAATCCAGGATTCACCGGCTTTGTTCAGGTGGAAATGCCCACGAATGCAGTCCCAACCGACTTTTGGTGCTTCAGTATGTTGCTGGGTAGGATCCCCATCATTAGCTAACGTCAACATCAAATTGATTGGGTCAGGGGTCGTAATCCTGATAATTGGCACAGAACAAGAACGCGCTCGTTTTACGTCGCTAAGAAGAGACATAAGAACTCCTGTAAATGTTTTTTAGGTTAATGTGGGTGTGAATGTCAACAAAGAGATGTAAATGTAGACAGGAAAAGGAGAAAGAAAAGGGCCTCTTTCGAAGCCCTAGGTCCGTCAAACTCTCGTTCAAAAAGATAACCCAATGATAACCAGCAGAATTATATATTCATTAATAAAATTCAGCAAGAGTTGTCACGCGGATTAGGGTAGGCTGTCGCTCGCGTCCTCCGCTGTCTCAACCGAGACTCGGTTGAGCAAGAGTTGTCACCAGTGAAAGGCTCGAGGAGAGAAGCAGAGGCAAGACGTCTCAACCGAGACTCGGTTGAGCAAGAGTTGTCACTTTTTGAGCTTTCCGCCAAGGAATTGGCAGCGCAGTGTCTCAACCGAGACTCGGTTGAGCAAGAGTTGTCACAGCGGCAATTTATAGTGATTTTAAAAGACTTAGCGTCCTAACGCACTTAGAAAGTTGCGAGTGCCTAATCGGCGACTCTAACCCTGGGAGGCTCTCGCATTCTGGATATGATTTTAATAGGTTTCGCGCTGCATTAAGATCCTGATCCAAGGTATGCCCATTAGCACAGGTTAGATAGAGTGAAGCATCGGTATTAATCTTACCATCACAGGTTGAGCAAGTTGCTGTTGAGTAAGCAGTTTTACCCGCGATAATGAGTTTTTGCTGTTTATCCATCGCATATTTTAAGCATTCTTTAAAGAGATAAAGCGATGTCCAGTGTCGGTATTTTTGACTTGCTTTGATAGCTGGTGGTGCCTGTTCGTCTCTCGACATCTCTGCTAGATTCAAACGATCCTCTAAAACGATCTCGTCATACGTAGAAGCAATCTCCGCAGCCAGGACTCTGTAGATTTCACGCCTCCATCTCATGAATCGTTCATATGCTGCCCGCCATCTTCTATGTAGAACCCAGTTTGTCGTACGCCACTGCTCTATAACTGCAATTGCGGAACTCTCTGGATGATCTTCCCGCAATGTATTGAGTAACTTAATAAGACTCTTATGTCGAGCCTTATCCCATGCAACCTTATTTGGTAAAAGCTCAGGAATAAGAGCGGTTAGACGATTTTTGCAGACTTCTAAGATGAGGTCTGACTCCTGTTGAGCTTTCCAGATGTCTGGAATAGAATGTATAGGAAGACATGCATCGGTCACGTCCATGAAATGCTCTCTTTGACGTCTTAGCGAATTATTCGCAAAATCCAGCGGAATGGATAGTTCAATAGCATTATCACTGTTATCAACTAACACGCCTATTCGAATACAATCGTCCATTAAACGCCATCCAAGGTCGATTGCTGCAACCCTACCATTCTTCCTTTGAGGTCTTACTGGTGGCTCTTCAATGGTCAGGTTCAGTCGCCACTGCCATCCAAATGGTTTAACCATTTCCCCGACAATAGCGATACGCTTGATATTACCATTTGGAATCGGCCGATGAAGATTGATGCGAAAGTTAAAGTTATAACCGAGTGTCTCAAAAATTCCTCGCGTCGGCCCCTGTTGTTTTGTGCGCTGCAAAATGGTGAGAGGTTTTTTATTAGAAAAGAGAATAGACGTTGAGATATTTGCAGCATTCAAATCATGTGGGATGAGTACTTTATTGCGACCAAATTTCATTCCAGGTCGCCCAAGATCGAAATTCTTTGTTTCGTTTCGTCTGCGTTTTAGTGTGGAGTCAGGATTCCAATATCTGCCCATCGTGATGAGAAATCGATCCCTAACCTCATAATAGCATGAGCTAGGAAGAATACCCTTTTTAGACTTGGCCACATTCTTGAGCTTCTCACGTAGGCCAGAGAATTCAAGCCGTTTACGATCTGTATCCCATTTCCCATCTGATTCTTCAGAGAATTCACGTTCGTCAATAAAAGCATCATGCGCAATCACCATATCGTTCCAGAGTAGTTGCATATGATCATGGAATAACCAAAACCATTCCGGGATATCGCCTATTGGCTCAATCCAATATGAGTAGACCTTAACCGGCCAGTCCGGGTTAGCTCGTTCTTTCCTATGCTGTGGTTTTTGCACTTCTATTATGGCCGACATTTTTATCGCTCCTTATTTGCGTGTCTCTTTTTGTATCTTTTCAGGCTCTTTAATTTCTTCTTAATACTCGCATCAATGGAGTTGAAGACAGCCTGAGCTTCCCTCCGGCCACCTTTAGATGTGCAATCAATCTCGATACCAATGCTTGCGATGTCAGGATTATTGATGTCTAGCTCTTTCTTCTTTGTCATAAGATCGCTCCTTTAGGTTTCCTCATCATCAAAGTCTCTTAGGATTGCTTCCTTGGATATTTTTGTCCGCACGATTGAGTTGATTAGCTCAACTGATGCTTGGTTAATTGGAGAAGATAACTCACAAGTATCTTCGTCAGGTGGTGTGACTTTTTCGCCTGGAAGGATGCCACCAGCAACGTGGTATCTCGCTTGGAATTCAGCATAGATAAAGGGAAATGCCATTGCGAGCTTCTCAGCGTTGTTAGAATCGGCTTTACGAATTGCAGCCATTATTAATGCCGCAAATTGGGGATCATCGCTTGATATTTTCTTTGACTGTTCGTAATCGTAATAGCTCATAAATCATAACCTCATTGGCATCACGATGTATTTGTGATCGATCTTTGCTTCGCCAATAGGACGAATCTGGATTTGGCTCTGTTCATCCTTCAGGGCGAATTCCAGTTTCTCGGCACTGATAACACTGAGCAACTCAGTCACGTATTGAGCATTGAATGCGAGTGTAAGAGCTGGTCCTTCGTACTCTGCAGAAAGAATCTCAGTTGCTTCGCCGGTCTCGCTCGATCTAGTCTCAAGTTGGATCTGTTTATCGGATACTGACAACTTGACCGCATGACTACGCTCATCTGCCATAAGAGAGACCCTTCGAACTGCTTTCCCAAGATTAGAGGCGTCTACAACCAACTTCTTGTTGTTATCTTTCGGGAGAACCAGCTCGTAATTCGGGAACTGGCCAGAAAGTAATCTCGATACTAGAACTCGCTCTCCAATATTGAAGAAGAAGTGATTGCCATCTTCAATGAAGGTGATTGTCTCATCGATGCCTATCAATAACTTTGAGAGCATTGAAAGTGTCTTCTTTGGAATCAAGGCCCGTAACTTCTGGCCAGCCTTTAATGGTTCTTCAGCTTGAGATTGAGCTACTGAAAGCCGGTGCGCATCAGTCGCTACCATTACGAGGTTTTTTCCTTCTCGAAGTATTAGAGCGCCATTAAGAGCATATCGAGATTCATCCGTGGTGATTGCAAATGAGGTTCTGGCGATCAGATCGGCAAGAATCTTGCTATTCGCTTCGATACCTGGCTGCTCAGTTGTCTCGATCGCCGGGAAAGTATTTGGATCGGCGCCGAGGACTTTGGAGACGAATTTGGCGCAGGTTAGGACGATACCATCATTAGCGATCCATTTGATATGGATCGGCTCATCTGGCAGATTCCTGACGATCTCAAATAGCCGCTTTGCAGATACTGTAACGACGCCGGCATTCTTGATATTCGCCGGACATGTCGATGTCAGACTTAAATCCATATCTGTGCCAATCAAAGTGATTTTGCCATCCTCACCTATCTCGTTTGCAGCGATCGCAATATACGAGAGGATTGGGATCGTGCTCTTCTTTTCAATGACGCCCTGGATCAGCGTTAACTCTCGCAGGAAGTCTTCTTTCTTTAATGTGAACTCCATCGGAGCATCTGGATTATTCTTTATCATTGGTTATGCCTTTCTGGATATGAATATAGATCCTTTAATTGATGAGGCTAGAGCTCAGAGATTGGAGTTGAGAGTTTACCGAGGGTAATATTAAGCGCGCGAACTGCTGCTGATAAATCGCCACGCTCCCAATTGTCGATGACCTTCTGAGCTGCACCGCGAAGTTCATCAATGACTCCTGCTTCGAGATTTTCGGTCGGAATGTCCTTGCATGCATTAATGCAAGCAACTATTCGATTAGCATTTGCCATTGCTATTTCTTCATTGGAGTAATCGCTTAGGTCAACTTCGCCAATGAAATTGGGCTGTGACTCGCTACGTATCCAGAGTTTATAATTCTGTGGATATTCAAGACGCGGATCTTCTACGCTCCATGGCTCAGGTGTATGTTTCTCTTTGCTCACTAGCATCTCCTTTCTCTTTAACCCCTCGTAAGGTGGGCCTGTCACGATAGAGTTCTTCGATCAAGGCGTCTCTTCGCGGGCAAGAATGTTTGAATGTCCAGATAATCTTGAACATGTCATCCGGATGCGACTTTGGTATGAGAGGAATCTGAGCGCCACAAAACGAACACACTTTGACGCGCTGAGATTCTCCAGCCGAATTGTCGGCCATCTCAGTTAGCTCCTTTTGATTGGTCTTTGATTTACCTAAGCCAGAATAGGATTACCTGGCTCTCTCACTTAGAAGGGAATCTGTTGCGGCAGATTTAAATTGATGAAGGCGCGTTCAGTTATAATTGCGATTGGGTCTCAAGATAAACCCGAAAATCCTTATCATCAGGAATAAGGCCAAATAGACCAAGGATGAATGCCTTCCAATACCAGTAATAACCCATCATGAAGAGAATGGGCGAGAAGCTATAAATCTGTGACCAAAGCCAGAAACTTATGATGGTGAGCACGACATACACAAGCAACATCGACATTTCGGTGACTCCAAGAGAATCCAGTTGCGGCTGTGGATTCTTATTTATATTGTGGACCTGACTCAGATAGTGCGATATTTTTATAAATTGGTCAAGCTGTTTTATTGATGAAACGCTGTTTCTTCGGCCAAATAATTAAACTGAAACGAGATATTTTGCCCAGCGAATCTTAGGAACTGTCGGTGACTTCTGCTTTCTATACCTACTTGGCCGATCCCAAGTGCCACCACTCGAAACCAACTCTTTCTGCCAGCCAGCAGCTTTTAATGCCGTACCTTCCTCAGTAATCAGTGTATATGTGATTATCTTCTGATAGCCCATTGCTTGGGCGTTTCTCGCGGCCTCGCCATACATCTGAGAACAGGCATTCCAAGTGAGAGCTTTTGGCAGATCATCTCGAACACATAATCTATTAACTTCGATGATTGTCTTATGGTCCAGCATTCGAGCGACTGGACGACCTACCCAGCAAACTCCAATAAGATCGGCGCCATTGGCTATTCCAAAACCGAATTTCCAGCCAGCCGGAGGAGGATTATGCCTATGCCATTTCCGAATAAAGTCTTTTGCGTCTCTTTGTTCGACTGTGACGATTTCGAGGCCGAAATCTAATTGCCAGGTGAGACCTGCATCAAAGGGTTGACGGATTTTGATGCCAGCACATTCTCGAAGAATATTGGCCCAGGTCTTACGATCCATCTCATGCATGATGCTCTCGGCTTCAGAGCAACAAAACTGAGCATAAAACTCTCGATCTGGGCCAATCTCTATTTCGGTAAGAATCTCATCTCCGCAGAAAGGGCAGTCCATTGGAATGCAATGAGATTAATAATCCTGGCGCGAACATTTACCAAGTTTTCCATCTTGGATTTCGTACCAAGTATTAGCTTCGATTCCATCTTCGCCAACGTATCCAATGACATGCCGAAAACGATTCGCCTTATCATCCCAATAGGTGAGGATGATCGAACCTTTATCTCCTGCTTTTGCGCGGCAGTTTGTGCCAAGGGCACAAGCGGTCGCGTAGTTACCGGTTGTCGAAGAGTGCGCGTAGTCACCGGTTGTCGAAGAGTGCGCGTAGTAACCGGTTGTCGAAGAGTGCGCGTAGTTACCGGTTGTCGAAGAGTGCGCGTAGTAACCGGTTGTCGAAGAGTGCGCGTAGTCACCGGTTGTCGAAGAGTGCGCGTAGTCACCAGGCGCCGGTTTCTCCAAAACCGGCTTCGGTGTGTGGGTTCTCACATACCAAAAACAATCATGCCAGTTTCCAACCTTAATAACATTGCCATTCTTGAATTTGACCTTACCGTCAAGCTCAACGATCTGTGACTTGTCGACCTCAATAACTAGCCACTTTGTATCTCTGTCATGGAATCCAAGCCGGAAATCACCAACAGCCCATTGCCACCCATGAAGCCCATTTCCACATTGCTTTGTGGGTTTCCAGTCAGGCGCTTCTACGAAACCAGATTCTGGCCACTTAAAGCCATCATAACTGGTCATATCAGCCTTGCAGGAGCGTAATACGAGAACCTTCTCCTGGACCTGCTCAGTAGTCACTGAAGTTCCTAAAATCTCTTCATGGGTAATCGGCTGAGTTTTGGCCGCAGGTATCACTGCTTTCGATTTCGCTGAAGGCTTTGAGGCTCTTTTTGTCGTCTTTGCTATTTTAGTTGCTCGCGCAGTCTTTGTTTTTGTAGGTTTCATTTGAATGCTCCTTAATTACGAGGCTATAAGTTCCGGATTAATCGTTCGCTTGGTAACTCTCAAACATTTGCGTTTAAGATCACGGTGCGCGTCGATTGCGATAGCAACAGTTCTATCCAATGAGCGTTGCAGCTCGCGATTAGGTGTTAATTGACGAAACTGTTTCAGGGACGCAATCATCGCTTCGGTTTCATAGAGACTTGCATCAGGTTCTTTATTTGCCATTTGCGACCTATTCTTTCTGTGAGGAGTAATAGATTTTGTGTGTTGATATGTTTACGGAAAACCAGCAAAAAAAGTCACGTCGTACCGCGCTGTTGGCGTAGAGAATAACTGCATCGGTCGACGTGACGTTTTCGAGATCAATTCGAAGACTGGTGAATACCGCTAATCAGCGAGAGCTGAGACTCATAATCCTTCAGGATAATCAGATGCTGTTTGAGTTTGTGAGCCAGGTTCGGAAGCTCATTAAGTGATGATGCCTGAGAGAAATCGTCATTTCCAAGCATATAGCACAGGCTATTAGCGATGTTTTGGATCTTCGTGTTCAGCTCGTTCACGACGTCGCGCGCTCTTTCCCGAAGTTCCTCTGATACCCACGATCCGACCAGTTTGGCCGCTGTGCCGACGCTGATATAACCATCCTCTTTTTGAATTGAGATCATGAGCCATTTAGCCCAATTGGGTAATTCGATGAGTTCATCTGCGCCATCAATCCAGGCTTCTGCCTGATCGACGCAAACTCTTTCGCTCAGCTTATCGGAGAGGAACTGCGCGATTGGATTAAGCGATTGGTTTTTCCGCGGGAATCGAGCGGTTGTAGGAAATCCTTCAAGGTAAATCTTTAGACGCTCTGGATTATCGAGAGACGTTTCCAGTCTCGATCGCTGGGTCTTTTTCGTTGCTGTCCGGATGGGTTTTTCACCCTCAGCAATGCGATCCATCATCTTCTTAAAGCATTCATCGCAGATGCTCTCGCCACAGGCCAGACAATGAATCTTCTCTGAGAGCTTCATCATCTTGGCAACGTAATCATCGAGAAGAGTAGGATCAGTTTCGGTTTCGTGCGGGTTAAGAAGAGAATTCATTGTGTAGCCTCCATCTATAGCTGAACTCGTTTCGCGTTATCAAAGATTGCAAGGAATTGATTGCCATCTACGTGAGTGTTGACTGCAACCATGGTAAAATCTGGACCTTCATAGACCCATTTTGGTAAGAAGCGCTGAGTGTAAAGCGTGTCACAATAGTGATTGCCATCCTGCGCGATTACCGTGTCGCGGTCCTGGTGGTATATAATCTCCGTCTGTGAAGAATCTAAAGGACCGTTGATTGACCAATACATCTGGCGTCGATCATCGATTGGAATAACTCGCCAGTCTTCTTGATAGCCAAAGTATTTGAAGATTTTGTTCTGCAGGGCCAGGTAATCATCAAGGTCTTTCATATCAGTCTCCTAATTCAAGAGGGTAAGCCGGCCTGCAGGTGACTCGATCAAGCGGCCATGGGGCGTTATCCATTGCCATCCATAACCATCATTGAAGTCGATCTTCTGAGCTTCGCCTAATTCCTTGTTATCGAAACCGGCCGCATTAGCATCAATTTGAAATTGCATATTGGAATTGAAAGGTGATTCGTTGCGAATCTTAATAAACTTCTCGAGTTGCTCTTTTGTCATGTGAGTTTCTCCAGTTCACTCTTAACGCCGATCATTCGATCAAGAAATGCCTTGCCTGATTCGTGATAGAATGACCATATTCCGTCGCTGCCATTCCTGATCGCCAGGATTCTGGAACGATTCTTCGCATAGATATGGATCCCAGCTTCACTCTGAATGCCACCATAGATACTTGTGACGTGATGAAATCCCATTGCGATAAAGCACTTATTAACGTCGGCAAAAGAGAAGTGAGCGACCTGCTCTCTAGCCTTTATTTGCTGAAGTGTCATCATTAAACTCCATCTGTTCTTTGATCAGTGTTACTCGCTCCCGAATTAGTTCGACGGTGGAGATTGCCTGAACTGTAGCGGTCTCGCTTGATATGAACTCATCGAGCCAGGTTAGGAACTCTATTGCCTGATTTGCTTTGTATGATACTTTCTTGAACTTCTGGAGCAGCATCAGGTAGGACTCATAAGCACCCATCACATCGATCTTGTAACCATTGAATGCATGCTTTTCACAATATAAAAAGTCATCGCATTGGATACAAGCCTCTTGTTCCTCTACCCAATCACGAATCTCTTTAATCCATCTGAGGAGACTCGCTTCACGATCCTTCGTTTGTTGAAGCTGAAACCTCAGCTCCTCGATCTGCTTTTCAAGAATCTCTATAGTTTGGGACATATGTGCTTCTAATTTTAGAATATGATTTTTTCCCGGACTGTGACGCTAGTTGTACCATCGCCAGGACCGAACAAATATGTTTCTTCGTGTGGGAATGGTTTAGTATAGGCAGCATTCCCCACGTATTTTCTCGCAGCCTCTAATGCTAACTGCAGCGAGTCAAATTCTTTGTTCGTATCACTCTGTAGGAAATAACATATATACTTGCCGGTTCTTTGCATGGTGGTCTGTCTCCTGACTCCATTGAAATTTGATTTGTGCGGTCTATCGAAATCCATAAGCAAATTAAAAAAAGATGGGAGACCGCTTCGATAGTCCGATCTCCCATATAAAGCCAAACTGTCGACTACTTGCTTTGTCGTAATCACATGGTCAACGAAAAAATCGCATACGTCGCCCGACTCATCGCTACCGTGGTTAGACCGGCTTGGCCCGGATACTATTTTCTCCGGTGTCCGTTCGCGATGACGGCGAAATGGGCCTCAGGTGAGTTTAAGAGCTCTGTTCCTGAGACGTGGCCGATTTCACTGTGTTTCCAGGCTGACTCGTCTTTTACAAGACTTCAGCGTGTACTTCTCTGGATTCCAGCTCCGGCACTTTGTCAAAGAGTGTTGTGCGATCCCAAAGTCTTATGGGATTAAATTTGGCCATGGAGCGCGGGGATTTACGATTCTCACAAACCGGTCGAGCAACCGACCTCATGCCTGTGAACCCTTGGCGATGCTCTACGTTTTCAAGCATCACAGCTCCAGAAACCATTTCAGGACGCATCTCGGCAGATGTCGATCTGGACTCAGGGAAACCACTACGGCAGTTTTCCGCGTAAATGCCCAGGACATCGGTGAAGTCTATAGCGCCCACCTGGTTGTATGCGCACTCTCCTTTCCTTTGCTTATGGATTCGGATAGACCTTCCCGCCAGGGGAAACTCAGAGCGGAGTCCCAGCAGGTAATCAGAGGACAATCTCTGTGTGTGTATTTGCTGATTGCCTGTCATTGGAACTCCGCCGAAATCGAACTTGAGGCTGAATACCGGCTCTAGAGCTTAAATGTCCGGTATTGTCTTAATATATCACTAAATGTTTACAAAATCAAGTCAGCTTTAACGCCAAAAAGACTTTGAACGCGGATTTGGCTCTTGTCCCTGGATTCCTGGTAAAACTTCTATTAGAACCTTCAGGTAGCGCCGGCGCTGGACCACTCGCGAGTGAGCATCCCTGATCTTCTTGAAGAGAGGCCAGTTGCCGGTTGATTGAGCTTTGATCTGAGCCTGAAGCAATCGATCACATGATTGCCCTAAAGCGTCATATTGCCGTCTTGCCTGCTCGATCTCTTGTTCTTTGGTCATGATTATTTGCCCTCTCTTTCTCGTTGTCTTGTTTTATGGTGGCGACTGATGATCTTGCGAGGGTTCCAGGCATCGGTGAATAGAAGTCCATGAACGTTGAGATCGTGCCAAATTAAGAGCAATGGAAGTGTCCAGATAGACTTGGAAATTATTCGGTTCCCGCAATCACCACAGGTATTTGCATAAAGTGGCTTCATTGGGATTGCTCACTTTCCCTTGGCTCGAAATAGAGACCGAGAGGTTCAAGCCAGGCGTTAATATCGTCATTGGTAATTACCGCAGCATCAGGAGAGATTTCTGGAAGCCGTAGCAGAAGATGAGCCACAGAGATGTGTTCAATGTCGTTTGCGGCAGTTCGGTATCCTAATGCTCGAATATAAACGCCAGGATCGCAGCTCTTAGGTATTCCAAATTTCGTTCTGAAGATTGCTAATAGCTCAGAAAGGCGGTTGATTAATGCTTGCCGATCATGGAAGATCTGAAGCCGGAAAGTTGAACTGTCTTCACGCTGGATCGTGTAGAACTTGCCTTCAGGTTCATTCCAGACCTTGACGACGGCGCCACCACCAATAGTTCCAGGATGGTCTGTCAGACTCTTATCCAATTCTGCTGTATTTTGCATAATATGTATACCCCAAAAGGTCAAAAAAGGGTTTCTTTGTCAGTCGCCGCCGAGAACGTATAGTATTTAGCGGGAATGTCGTTAAACTCACTTCCGGCTTTCATCTTATTTATGAGCACTTGAGAGAGGATAGTTATCATCAGTTGAAGAATCTCATAGCGATCCATTGCGGGATGTCCCTCGTGGAATTCATCGCATTGATAACGAATTCGCTTAAGAAGATCATAGATTTGAAGCAGGTTATTCCAGTCAGTGACCTTGCCGAAGTCATAATCAGAGGGATCAAATGACAGATTGGCGCGCGCTTCTTCAATTTCACTTCCGGTCTCTGCGTTCTCAGCATATCTTTCTGCATATGCTTCAGCGTTAAGCTCAAAAAGAAATTCTCCCACGCTCGCTGGCAAATCTTGCTGAGTATATGGACGCGAACTGTTGTAGAGATGTTTAAGCAGATCGCTTTTCTCTTCAAAGTGTTTGTATTCGCCTAGGTTAAATAGAATGCTTGACATGGAATTGCTCCTTAACTTAGCTTTGATTCATCGTACTCATCAAAAGTGATTATGGCTGGACACCGTTGCATCTTGCCGCCTTTATAGTATTCGATCCAGATGTCCTCGTTATTTTCGTCAGAGCCATTAAGGGTGAAAAGAACATCTGGAAATTGGGCCGAGAGGCGCCTCATATCTACCTCGTGGTCATACCATTTACAGCTATCGCCGCTAGTTCCATCAGAACCGACAGCATATTTGACATCCGCATATGTCGGATCCTCGTCAATCGCCTTCCAGATGGCTTCATTATTGGTGTCAATGTAGAGTTGATGGTAAGTTTCATAGCCCATGTGATTATCTCCTTTTGAAATTGGTGAAAGCGCTTTCAGGAATTAGGTTTTGGTTCGATCTTGTTATGCTTAATGGTTATCGTAGTCGACTTGCCAGGTAACAGATTGTCGATTTCGTGTTCAGCGATCTCATAAAGGATTTGAGCTGCTCGATCATCATCATCGGTCACATTAAAGTCATAATCGCGGTCGATTGAAGGGCCAATCTCCCATTTGTAGATTCGATCTTCTGCATCGTCATCTGGTGCTGGCATAAATGCTCCTATACAAATTCGACTGATTCAAAGGCTCGAGGAAAAGGCTTTTTGGTCTTCTTCCAGAGCTGTATTTCAGCAAAGAGTCCGCGGTGAAATTCGATAGCTTCATCAAGCTTTTTATGGGAGAAAGCCACGCCATCCTGGATATATTTGATCTGTTCTGGCTTATCTGCGTGATCAAGCATATTCTGAAGATCGCTGTAGGCCATCTGGACAATTAACTGGCGAAAGTTGATGATCTGCCTGGAAATCTTTAACGAGCTCTCCTGCAGAGGGAATTCGATCCGTCCATTTTTGGCTCTGGCCAATAATTCAACTCGGATCGGCTTCACAACGGACATTGAGAGACCCCAGACAGTTGAATAAAGCTTTGCGGGATTAATCGCGGCCATTAGTCTTCATCCTCCTCGCAATAATCATCGAAGCATTTCTCACAGATGCCAGAGATGAGGAGCTCGCGATCGCCAGAAGGAAGGTAAGGAAAGACTTCCTGGATCTTGCGCCGATCCGGACTCTTGTATTCAGCCAGGTCGGAGGCTTCCACCGGTATATGGTATTCGGTATCACAGAGAATGCAGGCTTTTATTAGAGTCTCTTCATTGGTAAATGACTGGCGCGCGGCTCTGAGGACTGCGGTGATAGTGTCAACGGTCGTATCATCGGGAAGGGAATCGAAGTCTTGCAACGACATATTAGAAACCTCCGGTAGCGTTTGCCGATGCTCCCTCACGATTTTTAAACATTTCAATGATATTGAGAGAACCAATTAATGGTGTTAAATCAAGCATTTCGCCATCCATTTCAGCCTCAGCCTTAATCGAATGATCCGCTCCAAAAACCAAGCTGAAGTCAAATGGAAGTTCATCGCATTTCTGGAAGGTGACTTTCGCCACCTGGACGTCACTAGTTTGAACTCCATCAATCTCGATAATCATAATTTTTTATGCTCCTTTATTGCTCTTTTTGCTTTTGCTTATTGTGAGAAGGCAACGTTTGCAGGTGACAACGCGCCAATCGTGGGAAGTGACGAAGATCTGCTTTGCTCTAATCTTGTTGTAGCCTCTATCGACGCCACAAGGAATCGAGCCCGCTTGGTTCTTATGAACTGTGTTTGATTTCATAATTTCGCCTATGTTTCACGTGGAACTTGCCGTTGATGGATCGTGATTCCGCAGTAACCGCAGTGACCTTTAATGACGAACTCCCTACTGAGGGGAGCGCCACAAGATTTACAACGTCCATCGCCTGGAGGATCAGGGCAGGGTGGTGCCGGAAAGATATCTCTAACACGTAATGGCGGTCGCGGTGGTCTATAACCCATGATCATTATCCCTCTCTTCTTTGAGCAATGCCTCAAATCCATAATGTGCTGCCCATCGAGCGTAGTACCTGGCACTATCAGCAGACCCATTCCTTACGCATTTACCAGCCTCTAAACCGCAGAAACTTGCCAGATCACGCGGACTTGCCTCTTCTGGCTCATTTAAGTTGAGAGCATCCATATCCCGATCTGCCATTGCTTTACCCTCCGCTCTATAGCTCCGTAAATGTCCCTAAATGTACACAAAAACCGAGGACACTTTAACATAGATTAGCTTATGAAATCAACTCAGACTAATAGCCTTTATCTGCCCTTATTCCTTAGGATTACCTTACGTCAGGGATATACCTATAAGCCTATTTCGCTCGTGTTTCTATATGGCTCATATACCCGCTCCCTGTGTCATTAAGGCTCAATTGGATGATTGTGCACTATTTTGTTGTACGATGAGTCGTAGATCGTTCTGCGTTGACCTTTTTTACCTGGTATTTGACCCTGAGAATCGCCCGTGATCTTTTTAAAATTGCGCTTTGCCCCAAGCCGCCGCGCGCGCATCTGCTGCAAATATGACAGCGAATGTCATATTTAGCTAATTAGCTGCTATCAAATGGCTTAATCATATCTCTATGCTGCCTATTAATCGTCAAAAGCGCGAGCCCAATTGCTTTCCGGATCAGGCTCAAAAGTTCTCGCGGTATCAGTGGACTCTGCGTCTAACTCTACATCGCTGTGTAGAGATGTCTTTTGCTTGAAATTGGGATTACCTGGCGATCGATCCAGGCGCTTGAATTTGGTAAGCTGATCGCCGGTAATGAATAATTTGCCTGAGAACTCATCAGTTTGCGCGACAAGCCTACCCTGTTCGATGAACTGGTAGACGCGGCGAGGAATAACGCCGAGCCTACTTGCTGCCTGCTTAATTGAGAATCGTTCCATAGGTCGTAACTATACAAAGCTGTGTAGAGTTGATATTGCTGTTTTGCTGGACTTTGGCAACTATACACAAGCGTGTAGAGATGCGTCAACATAAAAAGCATATTGCTACAAATGTAGAATCGATTCTAGAATTGGCTGGTGATCAGATCGCGCCAGGATTTGAATTGTTCGAGCTCTAACTTGACTTTCTGCAGATCAGCTTCTTTGAGAGATAGCGCTTGCTCAAACGCCCGAGCGTCAAAGCGATCCGCTGGCACTTCTGATAATACCGCGATCCGTGATTCCAGGATCTCCACGCGCTGCTGCTTAACTCGAACGTTATAGTCTAGAAATTCTTTTAGACTGTTAATAGCTTGATGATTTCGTGAGCTATTTACGGGATCAATTGGGCTAAGCCTAACAAGCACACACTCGAAGAGCCAGTCATCGAACCTGACTCCGATCCCGCCTTTCATATCAGCCCAAGTAATCGTGATGCTTTCCAGCGCCTTGCCGGTTAATTGCTGGCCAGTTTGAATATCTATAACCTGCCCATCTATTCTTCGTGCTTTCATTCGCTGCTCCTTCTTAAAGTATTGCCTGATGATTTGCTAAGCGCCCTTGGTTCGATTAGCGCTCGTAGATCTATGCTTGCCCATGAATGCTTAATGCGCGCCGTGAATAGCCTGCAAGATCAAGCTGGCTGCGCCTGTACACCTGGCTACTTACTCGGGCAAGGCTGCGCCGGCGCGCTATGCTGCCAGGATCCAGCTCGCTTAATGTACACTTCTAGCTGCGCGCCTGGCATCGCCTGGCATCGCCTGGGCATAAGAAAAGGGGAGTCGGTGGCAACCCGCTCCCCTTGGTCATTCGCCTATGGGAATCATTAGCCTTTCAGCTCGGCAAGCAATGCCATGATCTGCCCATTTATATACTCGTCAATTCGATAGACCTGACTATAAATTGCTTGGGCATCATGAACGGCATCTATCTTTGCTTGGCCTAGTACCTTCGCTGCTTCATTGTATCCATTGATAAGAGTTAACGTATCCATGTCGCGCTCCTGTAAAATGACAAAGGGTCCGGGACACCAAACCGGACCCGCTAACCGATGTTAAGGTTTAACTACTCGCCGATAATTTCAGCCAGAACCGGATTCTGCAGCCCAGCTCTCTTGAAGTTTGTGTGCTCGCCCGTCTTAATAAACTTGTAATTGTCCTTAATCCAAGTGACGCGCTTGTTGAGCTCCTTGTAGATTGCCGGAAGCCCTGCGTCCATGGGCAGCTCCTCAAGACGGCCTTCCTCGACACACATGATGTACTGATCGCACTTGGCCATGATCTGCGTGGCGAAGTCTTTGATCTGCTCGCCAAGCTGCTCATTCGCGATCTCGACCTTAACCTCAGTGTCAATCTTCTGTGCCCGCTTTTCCTCGATACGTCGCCGGATTTCAGCAGCCTTATCAGAAGACAGAGCGTTGACGTTAACGATATTGGTATTGGTTGACATGTGATTATCTCCGATACTTAAGATGTGATTTCGGTCGTGGTACTTCGATTGTCAAAGAACGGTCGAACCCAGTCACCTGTCATTACCTGACCGTCTTTCCTGTCAGAATGACGTACAATATGAGACAGTCAGGTTTATAGGTAATGGATTGTCAGAGACCGAACTCGTTTAGAGTCACCTACCTTATATACAACCGTCATGCCATAAGTCACGATAAACGCTTTATTTGTAATAGCTTACGCTAGATAATCCCTATCTTACTGTATCTAAACGTCTTATTATGTACACTTATCAAGATATTACCTGACGAGTGGATATGTTTAAAGACGGTCAATTAACCGGTTTTGAGTCGAACTGACCCGATTCTGGTTAATCGTCACCGAAGGTAACAAATCTGTGTGTCTATTCGACATTTTTGAGTGAATTAGTCGAAGTGACGTATCAAAATGACCGTAACTCGCGCAGTATCAGGTAGTTACCTAATACGACCGAGCTCCGATTACCTGACACGCTCCCCTACCTAACCCGCGCCAGGCTAGTGCCAGGGGTGGATCGTTAGCTCGCTAAAGGGGGTCGCAATGCGCTGGCGCGCCAGGCACATATAAGCGCTCTTGTCGAAATATCCAAAACAAAAATATGCGTATGAAGCGAGTGGAAAAATCAGGAAATAAAAAATTGCACAAAGAAATTCGCTAATAGCGAAGGGATAGCAATTGCAAATCAGAAACTGGAGTTGGCGGCACAGGACAACTAATGGAAATCTGTACTGGCAATTCTAGCGCATTAGGAGATACATATCTATCCAGTGGTGAGGATACAGTTATTTGGACTGGGAGTTCGCGTGGTGTTGGATTAATGATGGTTATATAATTCATTTTGATTGCTGGGTTTTCTCATTAGATGGAGCATATCCATAAAGAGTTACGGTGGTGAATCCAGGAAGTCGAGTCTCGCACTTTTTTATTTGCCAGATACCAGCCACTCCATCAATTGAGATCAGTTTACCGATTAAAGCAGTGATCTGATCGGACATTAGCCAAGATACATTAAACTGCAAAATTGTCTGATCGCGAAAATTGCTTAAATCAGGTACAGAATCTATCGTAGTGATCATCATTCCTCGGCTTTCCATTGCCACTGATCTGGAGCGATCCGTTTATGCTGGACTGGAGTATAAGTGACTTCGATAGGCTGGTCGCTACTCCAGTCAACAGCGGGGCGCGGTTTGTCGATGCAAGAAGGATCTAAAAACTTTTTGAGATCGTCGTCAGGATATTTGCCGAAGACCTGCTGGTATAACTTGATTGAGGTTCGGAGCGAGAGCAGTTCCTTCCATCCAGGCTGGCAGTTCAGAATGAAGCCGATCGTGAAGCCGACTGCCAAGCCAATGATAAGAAGGATCAATCCCATAGGTGGAATTATATCATAAATCGCTATCGACACATTGCAGTGATTTGTTAAGTTCAGTGATCTTAAAATCCGGGAAAGTCTTAAAGCTAAAGTTGTAATGCATACCTTGGAGTCTCATTGAGAATTGGTCCGCGTTTTGATGTGTCTCGCTAATTTTTCTGAGAAAACTCTCAACTGATCGAACCATCGACTCGGTGAATCCATCCTGATCGTAGAGCCAGGAAATGAATGCCTTAATGTTTTCTTCAGTGAGTTCCAAGATGAAGTTTTCTCCAATTCTGCATCATCCAATTGGCCAGTTCATCTTCAGTATCAAAGTTAGGGCTGATGATCTTACCAGATTTAACGTCGAGTAATGAAAACGACGTCTTGTCTCTCCCAGATCTGGAAATATCCCAATCGGAGTAAGCAATGCTATCGACAGATTCGAATGCCTTTTCTATGGACCTCTTGAGATCCGAGACTGGATCCGAATTGCTAGATGTGGCCCAAGACTCTTTATTATTTTCCATCAGGTTCGTCTATGACAATTTGGTCAGCGTGTCGTACAAGGATTTCCGATTTATCCGGAAAAGCGTTTGTATAGGATTCAATTGTAAAAATTCGATCTGCGATATCTGGATAGGTTTTCTTCAAGCGATCTGCCACCTGCTGAACTGCACAAATAATTTTGATAGATGTATCCTCCCTCATCTTATCAATTTCAAGAGAGGTCATACCCCAGATACGAGCCCGAAGATAATATCGTTTATCCATTGCCCTTATTATATTCGGTCGGGGTCACTCCGACAACTTTATGAAAGCATCGTGAGAAATAATGCGTGTCAGAAAATCCCACAGAATATGCTATCTGTTTAATTGACATCTGCGGGTGTGACGTCATCAACTCTTTTGCTTTCTCGATCCGGATTCCCTGCAGTAATGCTCGAAAACTGATGCCTGCCCCTCGATTCAAAAAGGCTGAAAGCTGGGATGCCGTAATCTTGAGTTCATCTGCCACAGTCCAGAGATTTAGTGGCGCCTCTTTATAACGACGATAGATAACTTCTTTCGCGCGCTCGAGGATCTGCGATGCCTGTAAACTCTTTGGCTGAGTTGCACAATCACAGGTTATTAACGCCGGTAATCCCTTTACGAAATTTAGAAGCTCGATATGAAACGGCGTGAATGTATCCTCGAGTATTGCTCGAAAGCCAGGGCGGCCAATATTAAAAAGCGAGATGATCAGCACTTCCGGATGCTTCTTTGCTATTGATCGAATCACATCATCTCTGACTGAGCGATAGCCCAAACCGAGAATTATCATCAGCGGTTTTCCGGCCAATGGCTCATACCGAGAATCTTCAACTACCATCCAGTGCTCCCAATAGTATTCTGGAAAACATTTTAGAATAGCCGCTTCTATATGCTGGCAACAATTATTGATAAGTATCTGACTCTTCCGATGTTTGACCTCAGATGATTCGATTGATGATTCGACCTCAGCACTCATAAATTCTCCTAAAGAAATCAGAAATGTATTGATTTTTGCGTATACATTAACACTTTTATATTGACATTTAAAGACCTTTTACTTAGTTTTTGGGAGGCGATCGTAAATTTCTTTATTCTGCGGCCAAAAAGATGACAACTCTCTCCTCAGTGCCCACCTATATATCTGCACAGATTTTAAGCGCTGGAAGCATTTACGCTGATGCGACTGACAACCAGTCAGGAAAACCTTCGTCACTGAAGGCCAGCGCTCCATTTTTCCGGATGAGTGGAGGTCGATATGTATAATGTCGACCAAACCGTATCTGCTTATCCACGCGCGTTTCCTGGACATATTCAGCCAGCGGGACTCCGACAAGTCCTTGGATTTATCAATGCCGATGATCAGTTCAAGGAGCCATTAGTTCTTGAGAAACATGCCTATCTTCTAGCAACGATCAAATGGGAAACGGCGCATACATTCTTACCGCGCGAGGAGTTTGGAAAAGGGAAGGGTCGATCTTATGGAATGCCAGATGCGAAGACCGGACTTGTCTATTATGGCCGCGGTTACATTCAGTTAACGTGGAAAGACAATTACTTAAAACTCGGTCGCCTAATTAATCAGGATCTCGTCAATGATCCTGAACTTGCCTGCCAGCCGGAGATTGCATATCAGATTGCATCCCTTGGAATGCGTCAAGGTCTATTCACTGGCAAATCTCTCAATGATTATCTGAATGATCAAACTCCAATAGCTCTTGAGGAAATCTGCAAGGCGTATATCGAGTGTCGCAGGATTATTAATGGCCAGGATTCGGCCGCAACTATTGCCGGATTAGCTGTGACCTTCGAACGAATTCTTTCTGAAGCACTCATCATAGACCAATCTTCAAGCGAGGTACCATTATGAAAAAGACCCTCTCCCTATTGATCTGTCTCTTTGGATTCCTTGGAGCCGCTTATGGACAGATGGCCAGTACAAAAGTCGTTCACCTGGAAATGCCCAAAGTGCAATTTAATGGCAATGGGATCGATGCAGTCAAACCCAAATTGCTTAAGGTGCCACATCTTAATGTCGCTCCTATCTCAGCTCGAGATTTTGATCAATCGAAAATAGCCCAGAACATGCCGTGGCAACAGACTATTCAGGGTCATATTGGACCCACACAACCCGATGTTCATTGTGGAGTTTGGTGCATCCTATCGATGGCGGATTATGCGGCGAGCGTGACTGCCGATATTGAATCTCAACTCCACTGTCAGAAATTTGGCTGCATCGAAACTGGTATCGCAAAAAATAGCAAACGTCAATTGAGCGTTCCCACTGCAATTGGTATTGATGCTGGCTTGGCCACATTGCCAGTTATTATGAGACTTGGGTTTACACACAAAAAGATCGATGCCCGAATCTATGAAGCAATGCTTCATGGGATTGCTGGAGCTCACTGGTATGCCGTTAGTCACAATATGAATTTAGCTAATGAGTTAAAAAATAGGAGATAGGTCAAATGACTCGAAAAACAAATGTTTTGATTCAGATTTGTGCATTGCTCGTTCATCTTCTAAACCTGGCGACTCCGATTGCGTCAGACAAAGTAAAACCCTGGATTGCGCTTGGGATTGTGTTCGTTCAGGGAATCGTAGCGATCATCGCACATTCATATAACCCTGATGGATCGTCTGCCCAAGAACCATACGATCCAAATGCGCCAACACCAGGAAACTTTGGCCAGGCCACAAAGATCATTCTCGTATTTCTATTATGCTCTATGATTTTAATCCCTCAATATGGATGTGGAACTCCAAAACCATCAACGCAAGTTCAGCAGACCCCACAACAGAAGGCTCTGAAATATGTGGATGATATTCGGTTTTCCGGTCGTACCGCGATGGATACCTACATGAATGTCTATCGCACAAAATTGGCGCAACTTAAGGCCGATAAGACTCTAACTGATAAACAGCGCCATGACCAGATCGCGCAACTTAACTCTCAGTCGAATGCTATTAATGAGATCTGGGGCAAGTCAATCGACTTGGAAGAACAGGCCGGGAAGATCATTACCGATAATACAAACTTTACAGGACCACCAATTCTTCAGGCTCTAAATTTAGGCCAACAAATTGCCGGACTTTTTAACGATCCTGTTTTTGCCTCTATTGGAGATCAGCAACTTCATACAATTGTCGCCTCAGCTCAGGCTACAGTTCAGTCGCTTATCACCTTGTTGAAGTCTCAACTGCCAACGTCGATAGAAATATGCATTGATATTACGGATCCATCTAATTGGAAATCCTGCATAGAAGGAGTTAAGGGATATGAGTTCTAATATACCTATGCCAGTTGGAGAGGCTATCACCCTCGAGATTCTTCAGAATTCACCCGTCATCATTGGTGGTATTGCGGCCTTGATTAATCACTTTAAGTCTCAGAATCCTGAGATGAGTTGGGCCGATATTGTTAATCAGTTCTTTGGCAATCTATCTGATGATCATAAGGCGTTTATTGCAAATCAGGCAGAGATCGCAGCGAATATCGCAGCCAATCAATAAGAGTTTCGCTGTCATTACTTGGTGGAAACTATTAACTCGAATTCTGCTGGATAATTTCCAAATCGGTGTGAGTTTGCCCGCTATGGCAATGACAGCGTTGAGTTTCAAAGTTCGTTCACGTTTTCCAAGTTAAGTTTAAAAGGAGCTAATTATGTCAGATGGAGTTATAGGAAATGCCACAGCCGCGGCAAATGCCGAAGATGATGAAACCCAAGAGAGGTTTCTTGAGAATAATATCGATGGCCGACAACAGGGCATCGATGGGATGAAGTTATCCAACCGGGTGAATAACTCATCACTGGATTTCGATAATGCGCTGAAAGTTATCCTGGCCACGGCGACGGCGGGCATTGCGGGAGCGATCACTGTATCCTCACAGAATCTGGTACGTCATTCTGATGATCGAGCCTGTGCGACTTGTGGAACACATCATGGGGGTTCGAACCAGCAGCCGTCATCCAGTATCAATGATACTCTGAGTCGACTGACGAGTGCCGTTACTGATCTTCAGAAGGCACTACAGTCACAGCAAGTGGCTCCAAAGGTCAGTTAAATCTTTTCCCTGCACGAGCACCTAATGGGTGCAGATTAAAAACCTGCACCCACCTTTCTAAAAAGGAGAATACCAATGTCAGGACATTTTCAAATCGACTCTTCCGCGGTGGTGAAATGGTTAGAAGAAAGCCATGAAGATGGTGTTAAACTAGAGCAAATCTGGGAACGTCTTCTTGATCATACAGGACAGACAAGAGAAGAATTGCTTTCGCTCGGTAAATCGGTCATCGATGCCGAGGCAAAGATTCTCAACTCTATGTCCAGTCCAGCGCCAGTGATCGAAGAATCTCACCCTGAGACAATTATTCAACCTGAACCGGAAGCATAAGTAATAAGAATATCGAGGGCAATCCTGGAAAGACCGCACGGAGGTCCATAATGCCTGAGAATCAATTTAGCCAAGAGAGGACGCCAATAACTATGCGAGCACTACTTGACGCCTTCATCGCCTGGATTCTCTTCGTAGTTGTTGGTGAGCTGGGGAAACCGCTTATTTTTCTTCTTTCCGGAGATACTGAACGCGGGTTGATTACAATCCTAAATACGATCCTCGGTGGAATCATTGCCGGCGTCTTTCTTTTAATTAAGTCCCGATACGAGAAGCGGGTAGAACGTCAGAGAGCTCAGGACTTATTAATTAAATCCATAAGAGATGATGCGAAGATCAAGGCCCTGGAACAAGAGATCGAAGATCTAAAGCGCGATTATCCGCGTCATCAGAAGAGACATATTTATCCAGTCCACAAACCGAAGTTCGATGATTAGGTAATGTTTGCAAGCTCGATTAATGCGAATATCAGAAGTTTTATTGCCAAGAATGCCTCAGTCTTTAATGACAAGCAAATCATCATTGGCAGTTCAGGCGACTTTTCTCTTGAGAAGTTAATCCTTCAAAACTCACATCCCACTGGTGTCTTTAGTACTGCAGATGTTCAGTATTACAAGGGACTCTTCCTTGCCAGGCACATAGACTTCTGCTCAGCCGAGCAAGGATTTGCCGTTCTCGCCGATGGAAAAGTTCTTGGCTTTATTGAGATGAGCCGGATTCGTCATGACTTCATTAATAAACGAATCTGGTATCTGCTATCAGACTTTCCGATCGAGCCAAAACCACATGAACTAGCCTCAAAGTTAATCGCGATGATTGCTCTCAGCAATGAAATGCGCGCTGAGTTGGAGAAGACAAACCTTCTAAAATCGGTTGGTGTAATCACAACCGCCTGGACACATCGCCAATCATCAATGAAATATCGAAGTTATATGGAGTGCATCAAAAGGGAAGTAGGTGCTCTCACTTATTATGCCGATTGGCCAAATAAGGGAATGAAGCAGTTTTATCAAGAATGGTGGTCAAAATGGGCGAGCAAGACACCGAGCTCAGCGAATTCAAAAGTAGCCTGATTCCTCTTAATATTACATTCGAAAAGTACCAAAAACCTTTTCGATTAGGTGTAGGCACGTTCGAGGAGTTTATCTTTGCTGAAGATAACCCACGTTTCATGAAGAAGCAGCAATTTCAGCAACTCGTAGCGAATATCAAAGCCGATGGAGCGTCATCATCCTGGCCGCTTTGCTGGATCGATAAAGATAACAAAATCTATGTCCTTAGTGGACACCATCGCATTCGAGCAGGCCATGAAGCGGGAGAGAAGTACCACTTCTATATCTATACCAATAGAAACCTTTCCCGACAGCAACAGATTGCTATTCGTATCTCGCATAACTCGATCGTCGGTGAAGATGATCCTGGCCAGCTCAAGAAAATCTGGGAAGAGATTGAGGACATTGCTCTCAAGCAATATGCCGGAATTGATGACACTTATTTTGAGGCTTTCAAACCAATCGACCTCAAAGCGTTCTCTGATCAAGCATTAGTTATGCAGTCGATTGACCTGCTATTTCTGCCGAAGGAATTGGAGTCTCTAAAGAGCTGCCTAAAGGAGATTACCAATGGATCCAAGTTACATCTGATTGGAGCCAAAGAGCAGTTTCCAGAAATTGCGAAAGCTATTATCGAAGCCAAGGATTCAATGCGGATCATCAATACCTCGACTGCCTTTATGGCCATGGTCTATGTAACGCATCTCTATTGCGAGTTCCTTGAGACGCATAACCGAATGCCAGACTCCAAAGAGGACTGGTTACAGATTCATACCCAGCTTGATCAGCTTGGTTTTGTGAATCAGTTAGAGCCAAAGAAAGCGAAGGCTTAAGTGATGCATAAAGAATATCCAAATGATTTTGATATGGGCGAAACCGAAGAAGACTGCTAAGTATAAATGATAGGTACTTTTGAAACAGCACAGCCTGGCAAACTCTTAACCGTCGAGGGGAGACGGCTAAAGGTATCTCAGTCTCTTATCGCTGGAATGAACTCCCGCGAGATCGCAGAAGCTCTCAAGGTCAGTTTGACAGTTATCAATACCGATATAAGGATCCTCTTCAAGCGCTTAAAAGAACAGCAGATGGAGAATGCTGAGAAGATTCGCCTTAAGCGTTTATATTCCTATGATCAGTTACGTAAAAGATACTTTCCAAAGGCAATGGATGGCGATCTTAAAGCGGCCGAATTCTGTCTTAAGTTAGATGAAAGAGAAGCAAAACTCACTGGAGTTGATAAGCCTACTCTCATTGCCCAGACTACTCCTGATGGACAGGCTATTGCCGATCAGAATCAGAGTGCAGTGAATATTGCGCTTGAGGCTCTCAAGCGATTAATGGATCAAAATATCGAACTGAAATTAGCCGTACAAGCATTGATCGATGCCGGCTATGGAAAAGGTGATGTCCTTCGCGCGCGCTGGGAATTGGTTAAAGAGCAGACATTCAATAAGCAGAAGCAATTACCAGAGGCGAATACTGACAATCTAATCGAAGCCAAAATCAAAGAAGAAACGATCGAGATGGTTGAGCGCATAGGTTAGAAATGGAACACGGCACTCTGGAATACAATAAACTTGTTGATGACTTAAAGCTTCAGCGTGAGGCGAAGAAACTTGCACTGAAGGATTCTAATCAGATCAAAGAATATAAATCGATTGCTCGACCAGAACCTCCCGATCCGGAGAACACAGTTAAAGCGGAAGTCTCTCTATATGAATTCGTCAAACAAGCATGGCCAATTATTAATCCTGGACAGCCATTTAAAGATGGAATTCATATAGGAGCAATCTGTGAACATCTTGAAGCAATTCGATTAGGCCAGATTCGCAAACTCTTAATCAATATCCCCGTTCGACATGGTAAGTCATCGATTGTTTCGGTTCTCTGGCCAGCTTGGGAGTGGATCCATGAACCAACCTTACGCTGGCTCTTTGCTGCATATTCTGGCGATCTAACTCTTCGGGACAATATTGCTTGTCGTGCTGTTATCCAGAGTGAATGGTATCAGAGACGATGGGGGCACTTATATCACCTGGTTAGTGATCAGAATATTAAGAGTAACTATAAGAACAATCGCGCTGGCTATCGGATCGCGACATCAGTTAGTGGAACGGCAACTGGCGAAGGTGGCAATCGCCGAGTGATCGATGATGCTCATAATATGAAAGATGCTCTTAATGACACGATGATTAAGAGTGCTATTCAGTGGTACCGCCAGGTCTGGGTTAGCCGAAAGATCGATCCTGCTACTGATGTTGACGTAATGATCATGCAGCGCTGTCGACAAAACGATCTATCGGGTTACGTTCTTGAACAAGGTGGTTGGGAACATCTCTGCCTACCATTTAGATATGTACCCAAACCTGTGAAGCATGTCACGTGTATTGGCTGGAGTGATCCTCGTACAGAGAAAGGTGAGCTTTTAGCGCCAGAACGATTTCCAGAAGCAGAAGCAAAGATTCTTGAGAAAGAGATGGGTCCATTTGCCGCTGCTGGACAGCTTCAACAGGATCCCGTTCCCATTGGCGGTGGAATGTTCAAGCGATGGTGGTGGCGATACTACACGACCAGGACTCAGCCAATGCCATCAATTCAAGTTCAACAGGAAGATGGATCATATAAAGATTATGCCTGTATCACTCTACCATCTGCCTTTGACGAGATCATTCAAACATGGGACTGTTCTTTCAAGAATCTAAATGACTCCTCATACGTTGTCGGGCTTGTGATAGGTCGTAAGGGAAGTCAGAAGTTCTTTCTTGACGTCATTCGCGAACGAATGGATATACCTGAAACTCTCAGAGCCATCGTTAAAACATCGAGGAAATGGCCAACTGCAAGAGTGAAATTGATTGAAGAACGCGCGAATGGCGTTGCAGTTATTCAGCTCTTAAAAAAGAAACTCACTGGAATTATGGCAGTTGATCCTCTTGGCTCAAAGGAAGATCGCGCTGTCGCGATGGAATATACGATTGCCGCGGGCGATGTCTTTATGCCACATCCCCAGCTCTACTCCTGGGTTGAAGAGTGTATTCATGAACACGAGATGTTTCCTAATGGAGCAAATAACGATCAGGTTGATGCTCATAGTCAGGCAGAGGCTTATTTTGAGAAGCGATCAAAGCGATCAGGCGGTGCAGCGGTCGCGGGTGAACGCGATAGTCTAAAGAACTTCAAGATCTATGGTGCCATTTAATCCAATGCCTATACCGATTGAAATGGAGTTCACAGTCTATAAGTGTAAGCGGTGCGGTGAGATTATTGGAGCTACCTCAGCGACAATTCTTATCATTGGCGCCGTTAAAATCCGGACTGTCTTCAAATTTCAATGCACATCCTGCCGACGTTTTCTCAAGTGGAGACCTGGAGTTCAAGCCCAATCTGAAAATATTTCTCAAAATACTGTTGACATTTAGAGTTATTTGCCGTAAATGTACACAGGAAGTTATCGTGAGTCTTGAGGTCTTCTTAATCCGGCGCAGACCATAATCGGTCACAATGCGAGAACTGATGCGGCTCGCTCATTAATTTGAGCGAGCCATTTCCATTTTATGACTGAAAGAGCAGTAAAGAAGCAGGATCCACCAAATAGAATTGGCGATGGGAATACACCTAAAGCCAATCCACAACAGCACTATGTTGTGAGTGGAATGCTTTCGTCTATCAATCTCTCTCCTCAAGCTCTCGCTCATAATGCCGATGAACTGACTCGCTTAATGGGTCGTGATGTTTATGACCTGATGATGACTGATCCGGATGTATCCAGCTCTGTGAAGTTGATGATTCAGACAGCGCTGGCAGATGGAATTCAGGCCCGTCCAACGTTCCGAAGCAAGGATCCGAAGTTTAAGAGAGCTCAACAGATTAGCGATTTTTGTGCGCGTCAATTAACCAGGATTCAGCAACCATTTGTGACAATCCTCGAAACGATACTCACTGAAGCATTCACGCATGGCAATAAAGTGGCTGAGCTTACCTGGGAAATTCCTCGCTTTGGTCCGGATCGGGCAAAGCTGGTTCTCAAGTCGATCAATCCTATCCAGCGTCGACGTGTGACATTCGTTGTCGACACTTTTATGAATCTGGTAGGCATTCTCGGATTCCGCGTAGGAATGGGAATGTATCCAGTCTTCGGTAATGGGTTTGTCGATAAACAGCAGCTATTACCCAAAGAGAAATTCTTCATCGCTACTTTTGAGCCTCATAATAATGATCCACGTGGACGCTCGCAGATTCGAAGTGCGTTTAATCCCTGGAATGTCAAAAATTCGATCTGGCCTGAATGTTTACGGTTTGCTCAGTTTGCTGCAGTTCCTGGATTAATCCTAGTTGCCGCGCAGGATGCTCTTGATGTCGAGTTACGAAATCAGAACGGCGATATTGTCTATGCTGCTGATGGCATAACTCCAATCGTACAGACGCCTGAGCAGCAACTCGCCTCTGCTGGTATGCAGATGGCTAACTCGAGGGTTCTTGCAGTTCCACATGGAACAGATGCCAAATTCCTTGAGAGTAAGCACGATGGACAAGTATTTACCTCACTAATGAATCTTGTGTCAGAGCAAATTGCGAAAGCAATTATGTTCGTGACTCTTGCGAATCGTGAAGGCCGAAGTCAGGCTCGAGCAGCTTCACAGACACACCTTTCAATATGGGAGCTGGCAATCTGGTGGTTGAAGATAACCATTGGAATGATGATTCAACAGGCGATCTTTAGACCTGCTGTTGCTTACAACTTTGGGGATGCAGTTGCCGAAGAGTTCCTTCCTCAATGTTCATTAGGTGATAAGCCAATTCCGAACTTCAATGAGATTGCTCAGGGTGTAGCGCAACTTGTTGGACAGGGTGCAGTTGATGAAGCTCAGTTACCAGAACTCGATGCCAAGATGGGTCTTGAGCCGCGCGATCTGACTGATCGTAAACCAGCCAGTATCACGATTCAAGAAACTACAACTCAAAATCAAAATCCTGCTGAAACTCCAAGCCCGCAGAAGTCGCCAAATTCAGATGAAGGGGAGATTGCCGCATGAAAGTTTTAGAACTTATCGACAATACACCCTGGTTAATTTACGAGCCATATTTGACTCTGATTCGTGATATTGCGACTCGTGAAAACTTCGATCTTGATGAAGCAAAGCGGATTAAAGAGTTACGAGACTCGAAACCTGCCGCGATAGCGCTTCGATCTGGAAAGCCTGTTGGGGATGGCAAAGCGTCTATCATCGATGGTGTTGGTGTGATGTCGATCAATGGCCCAATCGTTCGTCGGGCGGATATGTTTGATGAAATCAGTGGGATGACATCGCTCCAAAAGATCGCTGAAGATTATAAAGCACTTGTAGATGATGAAGAGTGCAAATGTATTCTGATTAGTTTTGATTCTCCAGGTGGTGAGGCAAATGGCATTAGCGAATTTGCCAAGATGGTTTATGACACTCGCGGTTCAAAACCAGTCTATGCCTATATTGATGGAATGGCAGCTTCTGCCGCGTATTGGATTGCCAGCGCAGCAAGCGAGATTATCACGAATGACACAGCATTACTTGGCTCAATTGGTGTGGCATTACTCTATACAGATACGAAGAAACGTGATGCTGCAAATGGTATCCAGCGCAAGGAAATAATTTCCAGTCAATCACCAAATAAGAGACTAACTCCGGATTCAGAAAAGGGACGTAAGGCCTGGCAGGAACTTGCTGATTCAATGGCACAGGTATTTGTCGATACGGTGGCCAAGAATCGTGGAGTCTCTTCTGAAGACGTAATCGATAACTTTGGCGGTGGCGGCCTGAAGGTCGGCCAAGAAGCTATTAATGCAGGAATGGCTGATCGACTTGGATCCTTTGAAACTCTTCTGGACGAGTTAATCGATAAAGCCAAGAATTCAGATACGTCAAGTAAACCTACTTATTCAATCAGGCATTCAAGTGTGCCAACTGTAAAAAGTTCTGACCATCCTGAATCTAGTTCGGTTGCTGTCAATACTGAGAAGGGGAATGCAAATCGTAAAGGAGTCAAAACAATGACAAAAGAATCTAAGCCCTCAAAGTGGGAAAGGTTGATGGCCTATCTCAAGAATTTTGATGATGTGGATCAAATAGCATCAGGTGAGGCCGCGGCAACTGAAATAGTGAATGCGCCTTCAGCAGAATCGGCAGAGAAGGATAAGAAGATTGCCGAACTTACCGCCAGCGCTAATTTGGCGAACTTGCGAGTTGTAGAACTCGAAAAAGAAAATGCGCAACTCAAGCGCAAGCCAGTTCTCTCGGCTGATACTGAGAAGCGATTTATCTCTGAGGCAGATCGATGGGCAGAAGATTTGATCCATGCTCAGAAGATTTTCCCAGCCCAGGATGCACGTGGCGATCGAGGCGATAAGAAGGCAGAGAACTTTGCAGATCTTGGCCCAGTTGCACAGAGTTATTTCTTTGCCGCCGCCGCCGATGAGTTAATGCCTCTTCCTGAAGGCAAGCGCGTCGACGTTCTTAAAGCCGCATTCGAATCTGCACCAAAACATGGTCTGACGGACCAGAGTTTTGATCCGAAGAAGCATGAAAAACTCTCGAGTGCAGACACTTCTGAAGAAATTGACGAGGAGCGAATAGCTCATCTTCACTCGCTCACCCCTGGCGGGTCAACCATTTACGCTCGAGCTCAGCAACAGCGTAATAAAGCCGGCCTCCGGTCGGTTCCATCAAACGAAAAGGAGTAATCCATAATGACTCAGAATGTTGTCAGACAATATTCGATCGATGTCCTGGAGCCGATTCGGGAAAATATCAAGAGGCCGTCTCTTGCTCCTTATCCGATGCAGGCTAATTCGACTCTCGCAAAAGGCACCGTCGTCGCTGCCTTAACATCCAACAAGCAACTCACTACTTTTGATAGTACTCGCGTTGCCGTTCCTGCTGCTGCCCCAGTCGTCGCTAATGGCGCAGCAGGTACTGTACCGGCTGGCAACTATACAATTGGCTATACCTTTGTGAATGCCAATGGTGAGACAACTTTATCGCCGGTCGTGCAATGGTCCCCTGGTGATAGCTTGCATAAGGGTTCTGTGAGTGCAGTTACGCCGCTTCCAACAGGAGCGACATCAGTTAACTGGTATATCACGGCTCTTGTCGGATCACCAGTGCTCAGACTATTCAAAAATAACGACGGTTCTGCGTTCGTCTTTGATGCGGCTGATCTTACTGCAGCTCTTGCCGCCGTTGAACCGCCTCTCACAAATACCTGTCGAGCGAAGACGGACGGTACAGCAAAGGCGATTGGCATTCTGAGAGCTGACTCGATCTCTGATGCTAATAACCTGATCACTCAGGGTAATACCGTACTTACTGAAATTCTCGGTGAACTGACTACTGAAGTTTGGATAGGTGGTGAGTTTGCTACCGCGGCTATAACCGGACTGAATGCTGATGCGATTGCCGATCTTGGTGGTCGTCAGACTTCAGACTCGTTCATATTCTAATCCTGGAGGAACAAAATGACAGAAATTATCAGATATCCGAGAGCGGTCGAGTTAATGAGGATCAATGCTGATTTCATTGCCGACCAGAATATGAATGGCCCTGAATTCCAGTTCTTCCCGATGGTCAATAAAGATGTTTTCACGCTTCAATGGTTCCAGCGTGATAATTACCGCGGTCTACAAAACGTCCGTGGACTGGAAGGTGAAGTACCGTTAATCAGCCGTCTTTCTGATACTGAGTTCCAGATGGATCCCGGCGTATTCTCGGAAAAAGTTCCAGTTTCCGAAAAGGAAATACTTAAGCGCAAGCAGGTAACTTCCATCGGCACTGTAATCGATCTCGAAGAGTACATCATGGAGTTGAACGAGCAACTCCGGATTCGTGAAATCACGCGAATTAGATATATCATCTGGACACTCGTGGGAACGGGCACGATCTCTGTTTCCGACGTCAAAGGAATCGTCCAGTACAAAGCTGGATTTGACCTCCAGACATACGATGCGTCAACGTGGAGCACCCATTCATCAGCAACACCATTAGTTGATCTTCAGGGAGCACAGTTATTGGCAGATGGCCACTCAGTTTCGTTTGGACCTGATGCGACCTGCTATTGCAATCTGAAGACCTGGAATGATCTTGTCAATAATACTAATGCCAGTGATCTTGGCGGCAAGCGTATTGGCGGTGGATCAACAGTCAATGGTGAAGTTGACGTAAACTTCGTTCTTCGCGCGTATAATCTGCCAAAGTTCGTGATATATAATGAAGGCTACTTCGATGATTCCAAGACCTTCCACAAGTTCATTCCTGATGGCAAGGTGATTCTGGTCGGCAACCGTCCAAATGGAGAGCCACTTGGACAGTACCGAATGGTCCGCTCTGCATCGACGCCTGGTTTTGCTCCTGGACCATACACCTATGTCTACGATTCAGCAGAGCATGGTCAACCCACGCCACGCCGACTCGAAGTTGAAAAGGGTCATAACGGTGGACCAGTAATCTTCTATCCATCTGCGATAGTTATCATCGACGTGTCGTAATGATACGTCCCGAACTCACTTAAGAAAGGAAAGTACGATGGCTGCTAATACGCAGGTAGGCGCAAAGGCGCCGGAATCGAAAATGTCTAAGTTTGTGATGCTGAGTGGCGGGGCAACAGTTCCGCCATTCAAAGTAGGCGATAAATCTATTAATGCTCTCCCCAAGTTTCGAGGCGATGTCTTCGAACATGATCCGAGTGATCCTGAGATTAAGAAGCTCGTTCGTCTTGAGGTCATTCGTCCAGCAAATGATGCTGAAAAGGGAAAGACAAAAGTTACGATCGAGGCGCCGTCTGGACCACGAAATCTTTCCCTGGAATCAAAGCTCAATGATGCTGAGAAAGAGATAGAGAGTCTCAGGCAGCAGCTTCGTGAGAAAGAAGATGAGAATATCACTTACCAGTCGATGTTAAGTGATGCCACAAGGCCATCTGAGACTAAGACCTAAGAGACGAAGTAATGCCCACAACTATCGAGATTCAGAATGCGTCACCAGCGTTATCGGCTATCCGACAACTACGCTGGCTTACATTAATCCGGAATCTCGATATGTATTTAAAGCATCCTGGACGATTCCCAAATCTGGCAGCGAAGTTAGCTTCACTTACAGATGCTCAGAATCAGTACCTAAATGCTTTGATGGATGACATCGATAATCTTGGCGAACGCGCTGATCGAATCTTTGGCGGCAAATATGGAGTTGATAGTTCTGATACTCGCACGAGAGATTACCTGGTTATGCAGGGACTATTTCTCCTCTATGATACGCCACAGCGCGGACCTTATGTTGTGGTTGCGATGCCACTTCTTGGCGGCAATGTTTCACCAAGACCTTATTGTGGTTGTGCTCTCACAACCTGCTGGACCTGTAATGCTCAAGTGGCAGTAAATCCAATTGGAATCGTATCCATGACGATGAATTGCCTTGGTCAAGGTGGTTGCTGATCTTTGAAAGGAAAAAACAAAATGCACTACAGAAACGGACGTGAAGCAAAAAACGGAGACAAAATCGTGAAGCTGGAAGGGGGTAAGGTCATAGCCTATGGCGTACTCCACAGCGCAACTGCGGGAAATGATTATTGCAATGGCAATATCGCAGTAATTCAGCCGTTCAATGACTTCGCTTGCATGGTCGATTGCCTACATGTGGATGACGTCGCAGAAGTGCTAGCCGAAAAAGGCTTGGATAAACGCCCTGAAGGGAAATAGGAACTTAAGTATATAAATCCCTTTGAAAGACTAAGATGGGAAATATCGATCTAACCCTCCAAAGAGCAGCTCTTAAAGCAGCTCTTAAAATTGGAGATCAGACAAGTCTTTATATCGCCGAGGGAGCGACTGGCTATAACACAACTTCCGGAGTACTGAGTCAGGGAAATGAAGTCAGTCGATCACATGCGATTGTTGGGATCTGGCAAAGCCTGGATGAAGATTCATTTCAACGTAAGACTGGAAAGAGTCAATCCGATCCGGCAACTGAGAAGGCTCAATTCCAGATGGCGGTTTTAGATACATCCGGAAGCCCACTTAGTTTCAGTGTCACCCTTCAGGGCCAGATTAAACGCGGTAGAGACGGCATTTATTTCAATATCAGGAACTTTGAACCTGATGCGCCGGATGGGACCATCCTAAGTTACTTACTCTACCTGGAACAAGCATGAGTAGCAATTATCAACAGGTCTTTCTGAGATTCACTGAAGAGACGATCCCTAAAAAGGTCGTACAGAAACATCAGCGAGTGCATATTGCTGCTGCGCAACTCCTTATTGATCAGACACCAGTGAAGACCGGTCGAGCAAGGGCAAACTGGAATAACGCGATTGATGAACCTGATACCTCCGTTGATATGGATGCGCGGGATCCAGATGGATATGAGGGAAAAGTTCAAGCTGCCGAGTTTGCAGCTCAGATCAAAGAACCATCGAAGACGTATATAACGAATTCTTTAGATTACGTCGTTAAAGGTCTAGAGAATGGGACATCACAACAGGCGCCAGTCGGAATTGTAAAGGTTGTAGCGCCTGCGGTTCTTCAGATTGCAGAGAGACAGTAAATGGGAACGACAGAGATAATCCGGAGTGCTATTGAATCGCGGCTTAAGACCCTCTGGGTTGATAATAGCAATAATCCTCGGACTCCGATTCAGTACCCAAACGTGAAGGGATTGGTTAACGTTGATGGCTCAATTATAGATCGACCACCAACAGATTCAGCTTGGTTGCAACTAGATATTTTGATGGGTCCATCTGCAATAGCAACAATTGGTCAGAATGGTGGTGGCCAGAATCAATGTTTTGGCACTGTCCAGTTATCAGTGATGGGACCAAAGGGCAATGGTACATCAGCTCTGAATCTTTTGGTCGATTATGCAAGGGCGATATTTAACCGGGCCAGTTTCAGTGGATTGCTTTTTCGCGCATCAAGTTTGCCACGGCAGATTCCAGATGATGGGTGCTTTCGAATGATTGTCAATACACCATTCGATTTTTACGAGTCAGTTACTTTTTAAATAAGGAGCGATTATGGCCAGACCAGCATCAAGTAGCGTAACCCAATTTAGCCTCATTCCAGAGGTCACAGTTGGGACGACACCAGCGACTCCAGCCTATAGCATTATTCCTCATCTCGAGAATTCGATCATCAATCTCGAGCAGAAATATGAGGAAGCCGCAATGGTCAGGTCAGATCGACAGGGTGGCGTACAGGTTGGTGGAACATTCACTCCACGCGGATCTATCGACACTTTGATGGTCAATGAAGCCGCAATTCTCAGATTCATCGAATCTGCAATTGGTGGAGCGTTTGCAACTATCACTGTTACTCGCAGTGGCGGTTTTGCAGCCGGAACAAAGAAGTTCACGGCGACGTCAGGTAACTTCTTAACAGATCCCCTAGGCTCAGCTCGGCTGGCCATTGGCGATCGAGTCACTATCTCCGGATCAGTCAGTAATAATGGCATCAAGACAATCACAGCGATTTCATCGACACAGTTAACATTTACTGAAGCCTGTGTTGATGAGGCCGGTCCAGTCTCGGTCACTTTCCTGAGTAACCGACAAGTTGCTATTGCCGGTGGAACATCAAGGCCAACCCTTTCGATCGAGCAGCAGTTCGGTGATCTTTCGCCAATCGTTTATGAAGTCTATGCCGGCTGTGAAGTGGGCGATGCGACGATCGATATACCTACTTCTGGTGCTGTTAAAGCGACGTTCCCAATTGTCGGACTGACGCAGGCTCTTGCGCAAGTCGCAGGATCAACTTATACGGCGACAAATAATAACGTTCCAGATGCCGGCGCGGTCTCTGGATGCTCCTTACAACTTGGTGACGCTGGACTGGCCAATCTAGCAACTTTGACTGGTGGTGAATCGGTTAAGATCGATTTCAAGAATGGCCGCGATGCTAAGAATCAGGTTGGTTCTCAAGTTCCTTCTCATATTGAGCAAGATATCTTCCGATCTGAGGTTGCCATCAACGCCTATTTCTTTGATGAGACCTATCTCACCAAGATGAAGAATGGCACTCGTATTTCGGCGCAGATCACTATTGTCGACCAGAGCAAGGGTGATAAGTACCGGCTGAATTTTCCGACCTGTTGTGTAACAAAGACAGATAAGAAAACTGGAAAGAGCATAACTCAGGACATGATGTTCTATGCCGAGTATGACTCGACCTATGGAACCAAGTTCTTCATTGAGCAAATAACCAATATCTAATTTCGCAATTCCAACTAAGAAAGGGGCCGCTAATACGCGGTTAAATTCCTGATGGATATCACAGCATTAATGCAGAGTAATACCTCTGATGATGGGCAATGGCTAACGATTGTTCTTCCTAATGGAAAAGACACAGACATTCGGATCAAACTCGCCGGTGTAGATAGCGACGTTTATCGAACCGCTGAGAGCAAATACATTAATACCGCAAGGGAAAAATACCTTCAAGGTAAAGGATCCCTTGAAGGTCAACAGGAAGCTGGAATCAAAGTTCTTGCTGCCTGCACTCTTGAGTGGGAAGGAATCACTCAGGATGGACAGCCAGTTGCCTGCAAGTTTGAGACTGCCTATCAGCTCTATAAAAACTCAAAACTTGCATTCATCCGGGAGCAAGTTGATCAATTTATCAATAACCGCAAGAACTTCCTGGCGGTTATCGAAAAAAACTCCGAGAGTGGGCAGACTGGCGTTTCCGTCTCTTAGTTGCTGGGCCAAAGAGAACGGATTTTCTGCCTGCACTCCGCAAGATTGAAGAGCAGGAAAAAGAGTCAGGGAAGTCCCTGATACGACCTGAGAATAGAGAGCCTGAGCTGATGCCTGAATCTGCGGCGATCCTTGATATCTTCTTTGAGGTAAATAAGGGTCGCCGATCAACAGGTTTTGGCATCGATCTGTTATCCTGGTCAGACTTGTTCTTTTATTGCCAGCTTCACCGCATTTTCCTTAATCCATGGCTGATTGATAGGATTAAAGACCTCGATCAGCTATTCGTTTCACACATAAACAAGACTGATTAAATGGACATCAATAATCTAGATATTGCCAGTATTGGAATAGAGATAGATTCGACCTCAGCAAAACAGCAAGGTCCACAGGTCAAATCTGTCTTTGATTCCATTGATCAGTCAATTACGCGAATGTTGGCCGATCTGGCCAAGCTCGGTCCTGGAGTCGCCGACTTCATGAGGAAGTTCATGGAGGTTCGGAAAATACAGGAAGAGTTGAGACTGGCGAACCAGCGCGTTCAAGACCTTCGTGATTCAGTCAAGAAGATGGCTGATTTTGCTTCACCTTCGATCGAGAAACTTAGATTAGTGGTGGCAAAATTAGATGCTCAGTTCGCGCAGGCAAAACGTAGTGCTGAGTTATGGGGTGAAGTCACTAAAGCGAGATTTGCTGCAGCTCGGCAGGAAGCTGAGAACTATTACCGATCATTATTACAGATCCAGAATTTCAAGTTCGTCCGTCCAGATGCAGGTGCTCTCCAAACTGGAGGAACTGCATTTCCAACTGACTTATCGGGATTCATTGGCGCGCAGTTACGTGGTGGTATCACAACTAAACCTCTTACCGCGGGAGGACAATATGAGATAGCGATGCAGCGACTTGGTAATGTAATGCTCACTGCTGCATCTGCATCAAATTCTCTCTCAACTTCTGTACAGAATACAGATGCAGTGATGGGTCGGAGCGTTTTAGTCGCGATCCTTCAGGGAACAATCATACGCCGGACATTCTTTGAGGCATTGAGATTAATCCAGGAGGGTTTTGCCGAAGTCGTTCAATCTGAGCGAGAGTTTGCCAATGTAAATATGTTATTAGGAGAAGATCAATCAATTAATAAAGTTCGCGAGCAGGTGATAGGTCTTGGTGCCGAATATGGTAAGACCTCTGACCTTGCTCATGGATATTACGAAGTTTTGAAAGCCGGTATCGATCAGAAAGATGCTCTTGATGCATTAACAAGTTCGGTCAAAGCCGCGCGCGCTGGTATTGGATCCACCGAAGATGCAATCCAAGCTGGAACGACCGTGATGGATGCCTTTGGGTTAAAGTCATCTGATCTTACAAGAATCTATGATGAGATGTTCCAGACAGTGGCTAAAGGCCATATTACGATTCCTCAACTTGCCAAAGATTTAGGTGGAATCTCAGAATTAGCGGCTTCATCTGGATTAAAGATGGAAGAGATGTTTGCAGCAATCTCTGCATCCTCTGAGACTCTTGGACCACAAAGAGCTATTTCTGGTTTACGAGCAGCTCTGAAAGATATTGAAGAACCATCAGAGACTACTCAGAGATTAGCCAGACAGTTAGGTATTGAGTTTAATGAGACTGGCCTTCGAGCAAAAGGATTAGGTGGTTTCCTTGATGAAGTCTACCAAAAGACTGGTGGTAATGTTTCTACCATCGGAAAACTCTTTGCGGGTACACAGGCCCTTGCAACTGTTCTTTCTCTTACCGGAAATCGAGCTCAAGTCTTCTCTTCTGATCTGACGTCGATGAGTATTGCCGCTGGCAAGGTCGATGAAGCGTTTAAGAAAGAACAGCAATCAATTGGAGCACAGTTCGATCAGTTTACTGCCAATATTGAGAAGAGTTTAACGATTCTGTCTGGGCCATTTATCACTGTTTTAAGTTCAGTCCTGGCGTTTATCAATCAATATCCAGGTGCGTTTTCCGCGACAACGGTTGCAATTACGAGCGCGACTATTGCGTTTGCGGCCTTTAATCTTCAGGCAATGATTGCCAGTGGTGAAGGTGGCTCACGATTACTCTCAGTGTTAATGCAGGTCAGACTCTATTTCATGGGAGTTGGTGAAGCTGCAGAGATGAGCGCTGGAGCAATGGCACTCACTGCCGGAGTCTATGGATTAGTCATTGCAGGAGTGGCTGCAATCGGTTATGGAATTTATAAACTGATCCAAAACTATAATGAGCTACATATTGCCTCAGAGAATGAGATCACTTCCTTACAGAAGCAGATTAATATTTTGCAATCTGCCAATAATGATCTAAAAGGAATCACTGTAGGAACAAAGAGTTTAGCCGACTCCAATGTTGATCTAAAGAATGCGTATGATCTATTGGATCCTGCATCTCGCCAGCGAATTAATAGTGCGCATGATCAGACTGAGGCTTTAAAACTTCTGAATGAAGAGTTAGCGAAAGAGCTGGCATTACGAAAGCAAGAGCAACTCGTCCAGGGTGGCGATGTCATTTCCGGTTTCCAGAAGAGTTATCAGCAAGAGAAGCAGATTATCAATGAGCTTGAGCAACATAAGCGAGATGTTGAAAATTATCAGCCTGTAGGCTTACTCAGATATGATAAGAATACTGGACTCCCATTTGATGAGTTACAGCAGCAAGTCACTCGCATAACCGAGAAATCGTTAGAACTAGAAAAGCAAACAGAGTCACTGCGACAGAAGATACTTCTTTTAACTGGAGGCACCAAAGAAGGTGCGAGACAGTTCTTTGATCTACAGACAACTCTTGGAAATACGAAGGGTAATTTTGATCAGTTTTATGCAGCACTAACTGAAACTGGCAATCGTTATAACTTCTTCACTGGCCAGATGGATGCCGGAACAAACGCGATCGATAACCAGGCTAATGCAGTTCAGAATCTTGATCAGAAGATTCGCGGATTAATGGCTGGCGATGTTGCCAGACGAATCCAATCCAGAACCGATGAAGCAATTCAATGGCGATTAACCCATCCGGAATATGGTCAGACAACTCAGCAGATGGTTCGTGATCTGATGAAAGAGCCTCAGTTCTCTGAGGATGTCAAACTTCAGAGACAATTAGACCAGGATCGACAGGCAGTTCAAAATGCGACTGGTCTGAATAAATCTGGTGGTTTGCGTAAAACCAAATCGACGGCGACTTCTGAAGTTCCTTTTGCCGATCTTAGGAAAGAATACGATGAGTTAAGTGATGCGGTTAATAACTATGGCAAAGTCTCTGATCTCGAGAAAGTCAAGCAGGAGATTATTAAAGATGGCTTTAAAGAGATGGCCAAAGAAATCAAGGCCATGGACGAAGCCAAAAAGAAGGCTTTCGGTTCAGAGGCCGAGAATGATCTAAGTAAGTTCATTCAACAGGTTGATAAAGCTCACCCTGGATTTGCCAAACTCGCACAAGGCGTTCTCGACTTCACTCTCCAGTTAGATGGAATGAAACGCCATGATGAAGGTCTTAAGAGTCTTGCGGAGTTAACTGCACAAGCTAAAGATTCATTAGATCAGCTCGGTGTGAAGACCAAAGAGATGACTTTACTCGAGGATGCCCGTAAAGTTGTTCTCAAATCTCTTACAGATGAACAGCAAAGAGCCGCGGCTGGACTGCCACTTTTTGAGTTCTTGGAAAAGTTTGCTCCTACTGACATGAGGAATTTTATCACTCAACTTCAGCAGGTGGGGCATGCTCTTGATGTCATTGCCCAGAATGATAAAGCTCAACAGACTTTCGAGCGATTCCAGAGTGAGATCGAACAGAAGTTCCCAAAGAAAGACGAATCCTCTTTTGTCGACACTATCAGGGCAAAATTACGTCGCGATAGGACATTGACGGGAGAACAGAAGGACTCGATCCTCGATTATGCTCAGCAGGCACAGGATGCAATTAATGCTGATAAAGCACAACAGGATTTCAACAAGACTCAGGATCAATACAAGAATCTTCTTATCGAGATTGAAGAACAGCGGAAGCGGAGCCTCAACTTAACCTATGCTCAGCAGGTTGCTCTTAAACTTGAGAAGTCTGAATATGATGATCTGAGTCAGGCCCAGAAAGATTCTCTCATTGCCGAGGCTCAGAGAGTTGATCAATTCACTAAACTTCATAAAGCGATAGGCGATTTCCAGAAGGATTTTCAGTCTTCACTTACAGATGCTCTTACCAGAGGTCCAGAAGCCAGATTTAAGCATCTACTTGAATCCTTCAGGAGTACTCTTGCTCAACTCTTCTCAGAATGGATTACCTCGAAGTTCTTCCGCGCGATCATGAACTTCCTCGATCCAACTTATGCTGGTGCTGGAACCGGTTCCGGAAATGGTGCAGGCTCTGGCAGTAATTCAGGTGGCGCGCGACGAACAAGTTCTAGTGGAGGTTTTAGTAGCATCTTCCCGAACCTGGCTCATAGTGCAGTGAGTTCAATCACGAATCCTAGCGGTGGCAGTTCATCCGGGACGTTTTCGGTCTCGCCAGTTGAAGCTGGAGGAACTGGTTTTTCGGGATTAAGCTCATTGGCACCACAGGGAATTTCGACTCTTGCAAAGAAGATTCCTGGATTACGAGGATTGTTCCCCGGCAATGCAGCATCAAAAACTCTTACGAATTCAGACTTCCAGAATCTCTCACCCAACACATTCAATTTAGATGTCGGTCCAGCAGACATGAAGGCCAATATCCCACTTGTTGGACAGGGTTCTGAGTTAGCCGGTTTAGGTTCTGCGGGAGTTCTTGCTGGTGGATCCATCCTCGGAGCTTTTGCTGGTGGTAATAGTCCAATTGGACAGACACTTGGAATGGCTGGTGGTACCCTTGGTGCTGGGGCATTAGCAGCTACTGGAATCTTTGGAAGCGGTCTTTCTGCAGCTCTTCCAGCTCTCTTCTCCAATCCTATTACCGCGATTGTTGCTGGTGGTCTTATTGGTGGAGCATTACTCGCTGGATGGCTTTCTAATGGAGTCCAGAGAGCAATCAAACAAGCTGTGAGTACGACCTACCCGATCCTGGACGTCAAAGATAATAACCTTCTGACGTCAATCAAGCAGGTTGGTGAACAGACATTTGGCCAGGGACAGGCTGGTAATCACGTCAATGACATTATTCATCTTCAGAATGTCAAGCAGATGCTTACTGCTTATGCGCTCCAGACCGGTCAGGTAAATAACGAACTTGTTAGAACATATGTCGGGACAAATCCAAATAGCACAGCAAATAATATTACTCGGATGGGAGATCTTCCAACACGAGCTGAAGGTGGAACCGCTTTTGGTGGTCAAGGTGTAATCGTTCACGACAGTAATGTTCCTGAAGTCTTTATCCCTCGCGGTTCTGGATATATCCATCGAGACGCTGGGATTTTCTTCAACCATGCGGCTAATCGGGGTAACTCTACATCAAGTCCAAATAATGATAATGGGATGAAGATCATTCATAGAATGACAATGCAGATGATGAGTGAGGTTAACAAAGTTCTCAATCGTCTTAAAGAAGTTAATCCCAATACATTCATGCAATTTGTTGATGATGACATCGTGAGTGGTAAGGCCGTAGATGGTTTTAACAATAACGAAGGACACTCTTATCAGTTAGCGAGGTTAGTGGGTAACTAATGCCAGAGACTTTTCAACTTCCAAGCGATTACGGTCTAACAGTTAGTCAGATGGCGTTAGGCAATGTTCGCGTACCACATCGTGGTGGAATTGATGAGTTTGGAAAGTTCGATACGACTTTGCCTCGATATATTTTGACGCTTAACTTTACCGGTGTTCGTGAACAATATGGCTCGTATCCAGATGATCTAGGCACTCTCCTTCCGGAGTTGCCTTATCTCTATGGGTTCTATGAACGTCATTGCGCTGCTGGAAGGAAGATTTTTATTGTGACAGGAATTGTTAAGGGCAATGACGATATGGTCGATCGTCTCTATACCTTCGTTGATGATCAAATGGATATGCAAGGTTTTCAGTGGCGTGTCTGGGCTGGCACAGTGAAGATGATCCAATATGGTGCCGGCGATTATGGAATTGCCAATTTGCCAAATCCAATGATGATATGATCGAGTTATCAACTATAGATCAGACAAAATGGCAAGCGCTAAAGAACCTTCGCGCGCAGGGTGAGAGCGTATTCTATCTTGGGTTTGTGGCTTTCTATTGGCCTGAGCCAATTGGAACAAAATATTATGCCGCTGGACCATATGATGATCCATATCTATTTCCACCAGAGATTTTTGGGCAGATGCCTTTTAGTCCAATTGAGAACCGTTTGATCTTACGATCAGGAGGAACTAGTGGCAATGCTGAAGAATGTTTTCCAGCATTCTCGATAGGCGGTGATCAGACACAGGCAAAAGATACGACTATTCAGATAGAGTTAAGTAACCTTGATGGCGTGATCGAGGATGCTTATTGGACCGTTAGCCAGGGAAAGGGTAGTGATCCCACTCCAAAAGGAGGCGCCGGAGTTCCAGTTGAGATTTTCATCTGGATGCCTCAGCAGAGTTTGTTGAAATCACTTTGGTTTGGATATACGAATCCAGTTCAATCTATTACTGGACCGACGATCAAATTCAAGGCCTCGTGGGGATTTCGGACAAGCCAGCAGGATCTTCCTAATGCTCCATTCTATCCATTCTGCTTTAATGATTTTCCGGAAGAATATCCAGAGCTCTTTAATAATCCGGATGGAACTCCAAATCATGCAGCAAGAGCAGCGAACCGATGCCCTTATGATCCATCGATAGGAGTTGGTGTTACTGTTCCTGGTGTATCAAAATGTAATCGGCTTAATGCTACTGGCGGATGCCCCACGTTCTTTCCCAATAATCTTAAGAACCTACCATACACAGGAATAGATTCGATTCAAGTTAATAATGGGCTTCCATTCAGGCAAGATAGCAAGACGCTCGATCAATCTATTGGCAATGATAGCGCTTTAAGTGAGCCGGTCAGAGTCATTGGTGGTACCCGACTGACAAAGCAATGTGACATTGTTCAAATTACGATTCAGACCAATCCTGATCATCCGGAAAGAGGCTCGGTTACCCTTGTCTGTATCGTCTGCGAAGGACCAATTCAATCATTAAGTCAGCCATCAATTAATGACATTCCTGTTGATATTTCGAATTCGATCTTCAGACTTGGAACTGTGATGCAGTCATCGACTGCATTTATTCCAGCAATACCTACAGCAAACTTCAGTTCTCGAGCTGTTCTTGTGGTCGTTCAGAAAGGGAATTTTGCTGGGCAGGTTGCGGCTAACTTTAATGTCAAGGTCATGGTTAGTGGTCTGAGTAATCTCAGGATTTATAGCGATCCAGTGACTTTCTCAAATGGCTGGAGCAATAACCCTGCATGGTTCGCTCTGGAGTCCTATCGTGATCGTATGTGGGGTCAAGGTGTCGACCTAAAGAGACTGGTCATTCAAGATTGGATTAACCTTGCCAGCTATTACACAGATAGCGTTTCTAGTTTTAATCCTGATACAACTCAGACGACAGTTCAACGATCCACCTGGAATGGTGAATGGCATGGTCGCAAAGTGCAGGATCAATTACGCGACTTCTTCATGTTTCGGTTTACATCGATGCCTTTCATGTTTGAAGGGCAGATGCGCATTATTCCAATTACCAAAGACGATCTTGCAAATATCTTGGTATTCACTGATCGAGAGGATGCTCCCTGGCAAAATATCCTACCTGGTCCAGATGGGAAAGTATCAAGTTGCGACTGTGGCGAAAACTTAATTGACGAGCAGCCAAATGAGATTGAGGGTCGATTCGATGATGCCAGTCTTGATGGATATGCTGAACGACCATTAATTGTTAAAGACCTTCCTGCGCAAAAGAAAGCTGGAGAGAATGCTGGTGATAACACAATTAAACGGGTTAAGAAGCCATATTTCTTAACTGGCGTGACGAGCTATGCGGAGGCTCTCCGGATTATTAATCGCTTACTCGATGTTGGCGAATTCGACAATGGTGGTTTGGTTAATCCAATTTGGGTAACTTTTGACACAACGTTATTAGATGCTCTCACATTGCACCCATATCGAATCATCCAAATTGACTCATATAAGCTTGATCGCATGGTAAAGGTCTGGGGATTTAAATATTTTCGCGTGATGAACCTTGAATATAAGGGTCTTCGCGTAACGGTAACCTGTCAGGCATATCCAGATGCCTATTATGCAGTTCACGAAGATAATACGCAGCCTTTGCCGAGAAGGCTCTCACCACCAATTACTGGACCTGGCAGCGGTGGTAGTGGTGGACCTGGAACAGGGCCTGGTGCTGGAGGACCTGGAAACATACCAAAGGATCCAAAGATCAAGAATCCATTATTAGGGGATGATGCGTTCCGATTTATACTGTCGTTGGAATAGAGATTTATGAGCTCGATCGTGCTGACATTCGATGTTTATAAGCAAGGAACTGGTTATGATGCGACTATTGTCCCTAATCTCTCATTGACGACATTCAATGCAACATTGGATGCGGCCGTTTCTCCTGATCCTGGATTACAGAGCGATTCCCAGGGTGTTGTAGTCGAACCGACAATCAATGTTGTCACTGGTACTCTGCTAAGAATAGGTGCCGTATATCAAGGCATGGCTAATTATTGCGAACCGACAACAGAATAAGAGTTTAAGATGTCGAGCAATTACGGATCATTTAATGTTAGCATATTTAAAGACTCTGATGGGTCTTTAACTCCTATTGCTGGCAAGACTATTAAAGCCTATAACGCAGATACGAATACTGATCTCGGTTCAATTGGTTCAACGGATTCGAGTGGCAATATTCCAGCGGGGACTTTATCAGTAGCGGTGGGAACACATGTAAATTTCAGACTTGAGGATGACGGCCATGGACGTAAGGGATGGGCACAACAGGTTACAGTAAGTGGCACTGCATCTCCTGGAATGAATATTGTCGTTCGACCTTCCCGAGGATTAAACTTAATCTTTCGTCCGGAAGCGCTTCCAATATCCTTACCTACTCCAACCATTAATGCAGCCGGTGTAATCGTTGGAGTTAGGATAGATGGCGATCCTACTCATGCAGTGAAAGAGTATGGACCATATAGCATTAATACGGAAATCACGATCAATAACTTTTGGGCAAAAGATCAAACGATCTGGGTTGGTTTCAATCCCATAAATGCTTTTGGTATTCGTAAATATTCGAGTTGGGCAGATGTCACTTTCAATGGACCGTATGCTCAGAATCGAGAGAATAATACTCCGACGATTGCACAGCTCGGGGCTTCAAGCGATTTGAGCATTACTCTTAAAGTTGGCGGTTTCGGTCCATACACAGTTGCGCGACAAGTTATCTCTGCCGATGATGCTGGATTCACAACAAACCTGACCACAACTTATCGTGATCTCTTAGCAGGCATCTCTGATCCAACTTATGAATTTGTCACTCGGCATTCTGACACTGGATTACAGACACGACATGTAAAAGTTGCGCACAGCTCAGCAGGAATCAATGGACCTTGGAGTCCATTTTCAACACCTATATCTGTTGAATTTTCAAGCGGTGGTAGTGGTGGTAGCAGTGGTGGTAGCGATCCTGGACCACCTGATAAGCAGCCAGCGGATTTAATCACATAGAAAAACAAAAAGTGAATTCGCTTTCAGGATTATTGCGGTGTTTTTACGTAGTGAAATATATTCAGAAAGGAAAACTGCGATGAAGAAAATCTTAACGACTCTCTCTCTGATCTGTCTGTTGATCATTACAGTGGCATCTATCAATGCCAGAGCATTTACTGGACCTGTGGCATCGAATCTCGGGCCTATTGGTGCGATCACAGGATTCGTGCGTAGGATCTACATGCCCGCGGTCAGTCCTGAAGGTTGCGCAATAACCTATGCGATTGGCACTGGACCATCACATGGAACGCTCTCACAATTGAATAGCGCGACTGGACTGGTACTCTATACTAGCGCGTCGGGATATGCGGGAACGGATTCGTTTACGTTCACCGCTACTGCATTTACGACTGGCTCTTGTACGACTGGAAGTGTGACCAGTTCAGCGGCGACAATAAGTCTGAACGTACAGAATAGTAGGACGACAATCAACGGAACCCTGACGAATCCTGATGGCTCTCCGATGGTTGGACAGGCTGTCTGGGCTCTCGCGCAAACTGCAACGACATTTGACGGGTTTTTTATCGTTGGTGGCAGCAGTGTTAGCCGGACACTCGATAGTGGTGGCAATTATACGGTCAGCCTCTACAGCACGATCGGGCTTTCGCCAAATACCTTTTATGTGCTGTGGATCGTGAATGGAGCCTCACGACAAGGTCCGTTCTATTACAATATTCCAGCGAGTACATCGCCAATTACTCAGACAACTCTTGCGGCTAATCAACTCTATAATCTAAATGGTTCTCAGATCCAGCTTGCAACATCTGATGAAGTTGAGGCGATCGCAGCACAGGTGAACGCGATTACTTTGAGCCATAGCTTACTCGGTTCGCTTCATAGCGATACGGCTACTGGATCACCAACCCGCGGCGCAATAATTGTCGGAAATTCCGCCAATAAGTGGGCCGCTGTGCCTCGGGGCGGTGCTGGTACATATGTTAGAACAGACGGAACTGACACTGGTTTCAGTAGTATTTTAGATGGCGACTTGCCCGGAACTATGTCGAGCAAGACCCTCAACACAACAGTTCTCAACAGTCCTACCATAAATGGCGGAATCGTCGCCGGCATAGTAACGAACACGGGCGGCATAATTGGAGGAACATATACAAGCCCGACGATCTCTGGCGGAACGCTCTCGGGAACATTTCTCGGAACGCCTGTGATCAATTGCTCAGCCTGTACTGGGCTTGGAAATCCTGGCGGTGTAATTAACGCTGGCTCGACAACAATAGGCGCCGATAGTGGCGGTTCTGGAACAGGCGTCATCGATTTCCAGACGCATAATGGATTCAGCCGAGCAACGATCCAGAACAACGGCGATTTTACTCTGAAAGCGCCACTGATTCTTACGGGTCAAACGGTCCCTGCTCTTAGCGCGGCAGGTTTCGCTAAATTCTATTACGACTCGGGCACTCATCAAGTAATGCTTTCGACCGAGGGCGGCGCATTCGCTGCTCTGACGGGCGGCAATCAAAACTTAAACACAACCGGCAACTCTGTTCATTTCTTTGGTGACTCGCTGACAGATGACGCGGCCACGACCGGACCAACAGATGCCGCGCACAGGTACACGCAACTAGTCGCAAATGCCCAGGGCTGGTTTGGCCACTATACCGATTCTGGTCTTGCTGGTTCGTGGGTTGCTGACCAAGCCGACGCGATCTATGCAACTATTGTCCCCACAACGAACTCGACTCAGAACTTCCTCTTAATTGGAACCAACAACGAACGCCATAGCGCCACTGCTGGTTCGGTACAAGTGTTTCGTGAGGGCTTAGAAGCAGAACTGCTTTGGCTGGGAATTCCTGATGCGCTTAAGATACGTGCCAACGACTCATCAGTAACCAAAACAGGAAGCTGGACGCTCAATTCAACCTATGGCGGCGCCATGACGCTATTTGCCACAGGAACATTGTCTACTCTCACTTTCCCTCCGGTTTTAGGAGATACGGTTTTTATTGAAAGTCCTGTCTCTGATGGGGTGACGACGAACGGCGTGTGGAGCGTAACCGTCGATGGCGTGTCAAAAGGAACGTTCAATTGCATTCCAGCAGCGACGGTGAATACCGACTTCAGTCGTAATTATAGCCCGAGGACGATCATCATTGACGGGTTGGATTTTGGCGCACACACAGTCGTCATCACCGCTCCTGCCACGACCGGCAATAATGCAACTATTGATTGGGTTGCTGGTAATGGCGGTATCAATTCTCAATCAGGTCCACAGGTCTATGCTGGTTTGATACCGAGAGCGAATAGCACGGGATACTCAACGTTTGGCGGAAGCGATGCAAACGTCGCCTTATACAACAAAAACATTAGATACGTCGTTGATCGACTTGCTGGCTATGGGCTCAACATCGCCCTGGTCGATTATTTTAGCTCGGTCGACCCAAGTGTCGATATGTACAGCGATGGCTTGCACATTGGAAACACGGGCAATGCGAAAATGGCAGCGGCGGTAGAGGACAGAGTCAATGCGCAGGCGAGAGCCAGGGATCGTCAGAGAGTTATACCGTTGACCGTGGTCACTGCTGATGCAGCCACGTCGGTTCAAGCCGTATCAAGACTAACCGTTCCAGCCGGATGGCTGACCGACAATGGCAATGGCAGCGTGACGATTGCTGAGAATGCATTTCCAGCTAAAGTGCTTTTGCCTGGGGCTGGCTGCAATAACGCGACTGCTGGCCCATTCTGGGATTTGCCGACCAGCAATGCGGCATCTGCGAGCTGTGTCACTGGGACAAACACGCAAAAGGGAGTACTCGATTTTTCGACAGCCTCCACCGCGCAGACCACTCTGTATTTGCCGTTAGATTTTACAGGCAATATTGATGTCCGGATCATCTGGTTTACCTCCTCAACTAGCGGTAACTGTAAATGGCTGGTTTCTACCGCATTCACAGGCGACAATGCGAGCGCTACCGATGATCCGGCATTCAATACCGCGAATACGGTTACGACTGCTGCGCCTGGATCGGCGAATCAGATAACTAATAGCTCTCTGACCTCGATCACTATTACGGGTAGCGGGGCAAACAAACTAATGCACCTAAAGATTGCTCGGGATGGATCAGAGGCAAGTCCGATTACGACGGGACGCCTGGTTGCGGTCGAAGTCACGATGAGGAGGTCCTTGCCATAATGAGGAAATTATTCTGCGCCCTTGTCCTTTTCGCTATGATTGTTCCGTCGTTAGCGCAAACCGTGCGCCGGTTTCCTATGTATCCTAGCGGACCTTGGACGCCGACTACACCGTCTGGCCTGAAGCAATGGTTAAAAGCTGATACTGGCACATTCCAGGCATCTAGCTGTACCACGGCTGCATCCGCCGATACGGATCCGGTTGGGTGCTGGCAGGATCAGAGTGGTCAGGGTAATAACGTCACTCAGTCGACTTCGGGCAAGCGCCCGTTGTTAAAGCTGGCGATCCAGAATGGCAAGCAGGTTCTACAATTTGATGGAAGCGACGATGCGTTTAACGATACTCTGGCCGTATCAGGGCAGATGAGCTTTTTCATCGTATATAAGGTCGCATCGCTTTCATCGGGAAACTCTGCCGAGCTGTTTACCCTGAAGAATACGACCTTCAGTGAGCTGCTGATCATTAACTCCGTCGCGGGTTACACGACGGTCAGCTTCATTAATGATCTGGCTGGTTCGCAGACTGGAGTCGGCTACAATCCAGTCTTTGATAGCAATTGGCACATTTTAATCGCGACCTATAATGGTGGGACAAACACTTCTACGGGGAGCTATACGATAACATTCGATGGCGTCTCCAGGACGGTGGTCAGTAGCAGTACCTTTGCGCGCACAGGCACCGATGTCGGGGGAATCGGCTCGCGTATTAACAACTCCGGGACATCTTCGTTTACTCTCAACGGGTATATTGCAGAGATGGGAGTTTATAGCACTGCCCTTTCGGCCGGCGATGTTACCAACCTGACCAGTTATTTAGACACGCGGTGGGCTGTATACTGATCACTCTATCACTGCATACGACATCCCAGGGGTGAAAGGAATCTTCTGGATCCGAAGATTCCTAATACCCACCGTTTCCAACACAGCCAGAGTTTCTCCCGGCCATCTTTCCTGATTCAACTCATCGAATGCTATCATAGCACCCTTTGGCATTCGTGGAAGAAAGATTTCCAGCGCTACCTTTGTCGGCTCGTATAGATCAAAGTCCAGATATAAGAGCGAAACGACAAGATGCTGATTGCGCTCAACGTACTCAGGTATAGTCAGGCAAGCATTACCTTTGACTAGTTCGATTTTTGGAATATGACCTATGGGGCGATTGAGATCGAACAATCTAATACACTCCTGCAAATCTTCTTCGGCTTCTGTCGCCAGTCCGCCCTCTGTTTTGAATTGGACAGGCGCTCCTTGATCCTTTGCTGAGACGGCAGTGAAGCCAGTGAAAGTATCAAAGCCGATGATCCTGCGGACGTGCGAATATGGTTCGTAAATTGCGCATAGCTGCGCCCAGGTCATCAGCCCTCCGCCCAAATGCACTCCGCACTCTACGATGTTGCCGTGGGCGTTCTGCGCAAGTTTAAACAGTTCGTGCTTAGCCAGAAAAATACTGAGAGACTGCCGCGGAACAAACTTTGTGAAGTTGCGGAGCTTGTCTACTGTCGAGCCTAGCGCTCCATCAAAGTATTGTTCCATTCCATCTGCATAAGTCTGGTCTTTGTCAGTTTGGTGTTTTGAGTCAAGCAGTGAATAGCGGAATTGCTTGCCCAAGCCTTCGGCTTTGATCGCACAATCATTCATAGGCGGGAATAATTTACCAGCGACAATCCAAAGTCAAGGGGCCATCACAAGCGATGAACCAGCGCGAACACGCCAACGGCAAACAGGATCATTGATTGAAGAGCAAAATAAATCGCGATGGTTTTTGATCGTTGCCACAGGTGACGAGAAAGCCATCCTCCAGCGATGCCCAGCGAAATGATTACGAAAAGCCCTGGAAGTGGAATACTCATAAATCAATTACGGCAGACAGTTGCGAGATTGACGTAAGAGGCCCTATCTGACTGTGGTTCATCTGTGAACCCGACTATCGTCAGTGAAACCCTATCTCGCGATAAATCGGTATCCGCAGATCTGGCATCTATAGGGTTTCCAGCCTTGCGCTTTTAACAAGCGTTCGAACCACGAACGTGCGCAGTGCAGGCTTTCACGTGACGAATGATTGTATAGTGGGCACGGTTGTGTCAAGGTTCTGCAGTGATTTGATGCCGGTTTGGAGATGCACACGAAGCCTGTTATTATTTTCCTGTCAAGTTCGAGGTTATCCTGCCTCTGCCGCAACGGGAAGACGCTCCTGGAGGGGTTTCCGTGGCGCACCAAAGCAAAAACAATCAACAGCCCTGGGATCAAAGGCTCAAGGTCAATAAAGATATCTGGAAGCGCGAAAAGAATCGATTCATTTCGATGACGGGCTCTATGTCTCCGTGGGAATCGGCCGAAGTTCATAACACCCTCGCGCTTGGCGATAATGTCATCGATAGATTATGGGGCACTCAGCGGCAGGACGTTTTCCGGACTATGTACATGATGATCGTGATCAAGCTGTACGGCGAGCTCTCGTCATTGCGATCTCGTGTTGACGAACTAGAGAGGCAGTTAGCAGAACTGCGGTCGCGCTAATTTCACTCGATTATCTCTAAAGACTGATTAACAAACTGCCTAATTTGTGAGGCTGTGACCCGTATGCAGTTTTGGCTTAGTCTCACATGGGGTAACTGTCCAGATCGGATTAGCCGATAGACTGCCTGCTCAGATTTCTGCAGTTTTAGCGCGATCTGCGGTACTGTGAAGAAGTCATCGATCTGGCTTAGGTCAACGTCAGATGTAGGCTGAATAATCTCATTGATCGAAACTTCCGGCATAAAAATCCTCCATTATTCCGTAAACATATACTGACATATTCTGCCCTCTAAGGTCAAGAAAAAGGTGCCAAAATGGTGCCAAGTCAATAAAACCGAGTGAAACCGATAAAAACCAAGTGCAATTGCTAGATTTGGTTAAGTGAAAGAAAATGAAACCGATTTAGCGTATACGAAACCGATAGATAAGGCAGGGAATAGACTCATAATCTGTTGGTTGTAGGTTCGAATCCTACAGGCCCCATCAA